GCCGTCGGACACCCCGACCTCGCCATCATCGAAGAACACCCCTACGCCATCCGCATCAGCGCCAGCGAATTCGACCGCAGCGGACTCTGGCACGGCATCTACGGCGCCCTCGACGCCAAAAACATCCCCATCGTCGTCATGAACAACATGACCGCCAAAGCCTGGATCACCGGCACCGGCCGCGCCACCAAAGCCGACATCATCGCCACCATCAACGCCTGGTGGCGCAACACCGCACTATTCGAGCCCATCGACAGCGACGACATCGCCGACGCCCTCGGCCTCGCCGCCATCGGAGCCCACCACCTCGGCGACCCCCTCCCATTCCCCACCAAACCCCGCCACACCACAGCACTGGAGAACATCCAATGGCCATGAACCGCCCCGACCACCCCCGCGTCGGGCTATTCAACCGCTGGCACGACGCCTACCACGAAGCGCTCTTCCGAGCCGCCGTCACGCGCCGCAGGTACCGCGTGTGGTTCGAGCCGAACAACCGCTGGTGGAACATCACCGAGACCGTCCAGCAAGTTCCCGGGGCCGCTCGATGACCAACTGCCAGGCCTGCCACCGACCCAACGACCTCTACCTCTGCCAAAACTGCCAAACCCAACTCGCCAACATGCTCGACCAGTTGCCTTGGTTGCTCGACGAGCTCGACAACCGCATCGCACGACTCGACCGCATCACCGCCGGCACCATCGGCCGCAACCGCCGCCCCGACGAAATGAACCCCATCGACTTCGACGCCATCGAACTCGCCCGCACCATCCGAAAGAAACTCCTGCACTGGGTCGAAACCATCGCCACCCGAGCCGCCGGCCGACCACCCAACGCACTCACCACCGTCGCCACAGCCGACCTCGCACGCTGGCTCAACCACAACATCAGCCACATCGCCCGACTCGACCTCGCCACCAAAGGCCGCCACCCCCTCTACGACGACATCACCCGCATGGTCGGCACCAGCGACCAACGCACCGGCACCCTCGTCCGCGCCATCAACCCCGAAGAACGCCACCTCGTCGGACCATGCCCCACCATCACCGGACGCAACCCCGACGGCACACCCCGCCAATGCCAAACCAACCTCTTCGCCGACACCTACGACCAAACCGTCGACTGCCCCCACTGCCAACAAACCGTCAACGTCGAAACCACCCGCCTCCAAGCCGCAGCAGACCGCGACCTCCACACCCGCAACAGCCTCCTCGACGTACTCAACGCCATCGACGAACCCATCAACCCCAACCAACTCGACCGCTGGATCAAATACCGCCGACTCCAACGCAAAGGCTGGCTCCAAGACGGAACCGCCACCGAATACCAACTCACCGAACGCGCCGAACCCCTCTACAGCGTCGACCAAGCCCGCAAACTCCGACGCCGAGACCAACGCATCACACACCGCACAGCAGCCGCCACGCAGAAATGACAGGCCGCGCGGAAAAAACATGGTTGACCTGCTATTCTCGGTTCTCAGGTCCGACGAAACACGCCCTGACCACGAAAAACACCCCAAAACCAGCCCCGGCAGCCCCCACGCTGACCGGGGCTCACTCGTCCCCGGACCACCCCACGACACACCCCCGGCCCACCGCCCACGGCCAAAGGACACCCCCATGGAACACCCAGCAGCCCACGGCCTCGCCGAACGCTTCGGCTCCCTCAAGCACACCAACGATCACGGCGATATCCATTACCTCTACCTGCCAGGCTTCAAGACCGTAGGCATGGCCCCCGAACAAGCCCAAGCCGTCGGACTCCTAGCCCTCGGCCCCGCTGAAGCCATCATCGAAACCCTGGCCGACCTCGGCTACCCGCCCACCAGCGAGGCCGACGTCAAAGCTCAAGCCCGGGCACTCGCACAGTTCGCAGCCAACCCCGAAACCGACAACATCCTCCGCTGCAACCGCTGCAAGCAAGACGCCGTCAGCCTCCACACCACCAACGGCATCGCCACCGTCAACATCGCCACCCTCGCCGCCGCCCTCACCGCCCACGCCGAACAATGCCGATGAACCGACAACAACGCCGAGCCGCAACCAACTCCATCGGCCCACGACCCACCCTCATGAACGAACAAACGCGCGCCAAAATCCTCGAAGAATACGGCGGCGAAATACCCCACGTCCTACCCCGCGACTTCTGCATCTACGTCATCCACGCCCTCGCCAAACAGCTCGAAACCGAGCTGTGCAACAACGAACGCATGCCCTGGGTCACCAGCACCATCGAACAACGCAGCGACGGATTCAGCCTCCACGTCACCGTCCTCGAACCCACCAACACCAACGACGCCACCATCCTCTAAATGGCCGTCTACGTCATCACCGGCCCACCCGCCGCCGGCAAGAGCACCTACGTCCGTGAACACGCCAAACCAGGCGACATCACCATCGACTACGACACCCTCGCCCAAGCGCTCAGCCCAGACCTACCCGCCGACCCCGCCCTGCAACCACCCCACGTCGCAGCGATCGCCAACGCCGCCCGCGACGGGGCGATCAACGAGGCAACCGACGCCAGCAACGACGGCGAATGCGACGTGTACCTCATCCACGCCATGCCAGACCGACACGCCACCAACCGCTACCGCAAGCACGGATTCACCATCGTGCCCATCGACCCCGGCCACGAAGAGTGCATACGCAGAGCCAACGCCGAGCGCACACCACGACAAGTGGCCATCGTCCAAGACTGGTACGAACGCCGAGGCTTGGTCTGATGGCCACCACCACACGACGCAAAACCACCACCGAAAAAGGCCTCGGCTGGCGACACCGCCAAGCCCTTGAAACCCTCTTCGACCACCTCAACGACGGCAGCCCATGCGCCTGGTGCGGACGACCCCGCTACCGCGACCGAACCAAGAACTACGACTACAAACCCGGCAGCACCAACCCCGCCAACGGCCAACTACAAGGCGACCACTCCAAACTCAGCCGCTCCGAAGCAGCCGCCCGCGGCATCCCCATCCCCCCCGCCGACCGACTGCTCCACGGCGAATGCAACCGCCAACGCGGAGACGGAACCAACGACCACCTCGCCGCCAACGCAGCACCGGTGAGCCAAACCAACGAACTACTAATGGCATGGCCATGGTGAACGAAACCCATTGCACCACAACACAACTCACGCGCCACGCATGCGCGAAACACCATGCAGCACAACGCAACCCGCCACCCCCCGAAAATATTGAGGGCCGGGGGGGTAACGACTCGCGACGTACCGCACGACTTTTTCACACACGCCGCCATTTTTCCCCGCCGGTTGTCGAAACCCGTTGCGCCGCAATCGGTTTAGCGTTCGGCGCATGCTTGAATGTGGTTGCAATGCATGGCTTTTCGCGATGACAGCCGGAGAGCGCCTGGTCGAGTCGCTGTCGCAGCCTGGCGACCCGTTCTCGTTGACGTTGTTGATCGAGGAGGCGGGGCACGTCAAGGACTTCATCGACCGGTTGCGGCCGGTACTTGATGGTGACCGTCGGGCGTGGCTGGAGCTGCGCATTGGCGCGAAGACGGTGGAGGTGGTGGTGACGAACACGCTTGTTCAGTACCGCCAGCTGACTGAGCAGTTGCGTCGGTTGCTTGCTGAGGTTCACCGTCAGCGTGGCGCATCGGGTGCCGGTGACGGCGGCGACGACCCGACGAACGTCTAGCCGGCGTCCGGCGGCGGCGGCGCCTCGGCCTCCGAGGAAGTCGAGGGCTAAGCCGCGGTATCCCGATTTTGTCGGTGAGTGGCCGCGGTTGACTGGTCGGCAGGAGCCGGAGTTCGAGTCGCGGCATTCGGGTGATGAGTCCGAGGGTGATCGGTGTGCGCAGTTCGGGCACAACCTCGCTAAGTCGTATCGGACGAAGACGCGGTGCATGCCGTGGCAGTGGTCGACGGTGCGGGGCATCTTGTCGTTGCAGCCGGCGAATGCGTACGGGGAGCGGCTGTTTACGCACCGCGATGTGTGCATCGAGGCGACGCGGCAGCAGGGTAAGACGCTGATCGTTGTTCTGCTGATCTTGTTCCATCTGTTCGTTAAGCCGGTTGTTGGTCGGGCTCGGCCGTTGAAGATCGTGTACACGGCGCAGCGGTGGTCGACGGCGCGGGATGTGTTCACCCGCGTGGTGAAGGTCATCAACGCGGTGCCGGCGCTGAAGCGGAAATTGGCTCGGCCGCCGTCTGTGCGGGACAACCACGGCGTCATCGAGTTGTCGTCTGGTGCGACCGCGGAGTTCGCGCCGCGGTCGCAGGAGTTCGGTCGTGGTGTCACTGAGCTCGACATTTTGTTTCTCGACGAGGCGTACGACATTGACCCGGGCATTGAGAACGATCTGACCGGTGCACAGTCGGCGTCGGAGAATCCGCAGACGATCTACTTGTCGACGCCTCCGGTGTTCACGAAGCACCCGAAGTGCCACAGCTTGGCGGACATGCATCGGCTGGGGTTTGCGCGGGCACCGTTGTTGCTCTACCTGCTGTTCGCGGCTCCGCGGCATATGAAGCGCGATGATCCGAAGACGTGGCAGGCGGCGCAGCCGTCGTACGACGTTGCGACGAATGAGCGTGAGGTTTGGTCGAAGTTGCAGAAGGCCAAGAACGCGCTCAAGCGGAAGATTTTCGACGCGGACTACTGCGGGTGGGGTGAGTATCCGCCGCCTGAGTTGGAAGACGAGACGGAGATTTCCACGGAGAAGTGGGCGGCGATGGGACCACGTGCGGACCAGGCGCGGCCGCGGCTGGTGGATCAGCCGGTGGTGGTTCTCGAGAAGTGCCCTTCGACGGGGCGGTGGGTGATCATCGGGGCTTCGCGCACCACGGATGGGCGCAAGCACCTTGAGGTCGGGTTTTGTGAGGCGGTCGCCACCGCGGTGATTGTGGCCCGGGTGGTGGCGTTGGTGGCGGCTTGGTCGCCGGGGGCGGTGTTGATCCGTTCGGGTTCAGCCGCCGCCGAGGTTATTGCGGATCTGGAGCGGGCCGGCGTCGAGGTGACGACGGTGAATCGGCCGGAGGTTGCCCAGGGGTGCGGCGGATTTCTGTCGGCGGCGCTGGACGGGAAGTTGTCGCATTGCGGTCAGCAGCTGCTCGCGGACGCGGCGTCGATGGCGATGAAGAAAGAACTGCCGGGTGGCGGGTTCGTCTGGCAGTTGGTCGACGAGGTCTCTTATCCGGCGTTGATCGGGGCGAGTGTCGCGCACTGGGCGCTGGCGAAGTTCGGTGCTAAGCCGCGGCGCCGTTCGGCGTCGCCGCGGGGTGGCGCTGATCCTGCTGCGCGGTCGTCGCGTCGGCGTTCTGATTCCAACGTGATGGATATGGCGTTCTGACCGGATTCCTGGAAGGGGGGCGGTTCGATGGCGAAGGCCAAGACTGATGTCGCCGCCCCGAAGGGCCAGAAGGGCTATACGACTGCCCCGGTGTTGGCCGGTTACGGTGCGCCGTCGGAGTTGCATGAGGACAACCCGGATTTGTTGTGGCCGAATTCGGTTCGGACGTATACGCAGATGCGGCGCGGGGATTCTCGGGTGTCGTCGGTGTTCCGGGCGGTGGGGTTGCCGGTGCGGCGTACGCCGTGGCGGATCGATCCGAATGGCGCGAGTGATGAGGTGACGGAGTTCGTCGCCGCGGAGCTTGGGTTGCCGATCGTGTCGGAGGATGCGGAGACCGCTGGTCGGCGTAACGGGCAGCGGCTCAAGGGCCGGTTCTCGTGGGCGAAGCATCTGCAGCAGGCGCTGTTGCATTTGCAGTACGGGCATTCGGTGTTCGAGCGGACGTATCGGTTGGGTGCTGACGGGCGGGCGCATCTGGATCGGGTGTCGCCGCGGCCGGCGGCGACGATCGCGTTCTGGAACGTCGGTGCGGACGGCGAAGTTCGTTCGATTCAGCAGTGGCCTGCGGGCTCGTTCTTGAGTACCGGGATTCTGCGCGGGTCGGCGGCGATGCCGGTGGCGCTGTTGGGTGTCGGCCAGATCGATGCGGAGGCGCTGGTGATCTACCAGCATGAGCCGGATCCTGGTGTGCCGTACGGGAATAGCTTGTTGCGGCCGGCGTACAAGCATTGGGTTCTGAAGGACCGGGCGATGCGGATTCAGATCGCCGCGTTGGGCCGGTATGGGATCGGTGTTCCGGGGTTCACGGCCAGTGAGGATGAGTCTGAGGACCAGGAGCGTCTCGACGAATATCGGGCGCTGGCGATGGATTACGCCGGTGGGGAGAACTCGGGGTTCGCGATCCCGGCCGGGGCTGCGTTCAAGATTTACGGGCCGGATGGCACGCCCCCGGACTTCATGCACCCGATTGACTTCCACGATCGGGCGATCGGTTTGGCGGCGCTGGCCAACTTCTTGAACCTCGACGGTAAGGGCGGCAGCTACGCGCTGGCCAACGTGTTGTCGACGACGTTCACCGATTCGGTGCAGACGGTGGCCGAAGATGTGCGCGACGAGGCGCAGGCGGACATCGTCGAGGACTTGGTGACCGCGAACTGGGGGTTGGACGAGGCGTGTCCGCGGCTGGTGTTCGACGAGATCGGTTCGCGGCAGGACGCGGCGGCGTCGTCGTTGGCGTTGTTGGCTGCGGCCGGGTTGATCAAACCGGATCCGGAGTTGGAGGCGGCGATTCGGCAGCATGCCGGTCTGCCTGCCCCGGACCCTGACCAGTCGGTTGTTGAGGCCGACACCAATAGCAGTGGCGGTGGTGCTCCGCAGGCGCGCGCGCGTGCCCGGGGGCGTAGTCCGAAGGATCGCCGTAAGACCCCTGAGGGAGCGATGCCGTTGTGGTAGAGACCATTTCGGCTGCCTTGGCTCGTGCCGAGGCGGCGGCTAAGCGTCTGCAGGATGCCGGTGTTCGGCATCGTTCGGCCCGTAACGGTGATAAGCCCAGCGGCCCGTGGTTCCAGTTCAAGAACCTGGACGCTGTGGCGGACGGTGAGACGGTCGCCCAGGTCGACATTTACGACGAGATCGACTGGTTGTGGGGTGTCACGTCCCGCGATTTCCGTAACCAGCTCAAGGCGTTGCCGGCGTCGGTGACCACGATCGACTTGCACGTCAACTCGCCGGGCGGCGACGTGTACGAGGCAATCGCGATCATGAACTGCCTTCGCCAGCACGACGCTCAGGTGATCACCACGGTGGACGGTTATGCGGCGTCGTCGGCGGGGTTCATCGCGGTCGGCGCCAGCGACAAGCTGATCGTCGCCGAAAACGCCGAGGTAATGGCCCATTTGCCGTGGGCGATCATGGTCGGCGACGCAGCCGATATGCGCAAGATGGCCGACGACCTGGAGCGCATCGGGAAGAACATCGCGTCGATCTTCGTGGCCCGTGCCGGCGGAACGCTCGACGAGTGGATGGACATCCTCACCGCTGAGACGTGGTGGTCGGCGCAGGAAGCGGTCGACGCCGGTATCGCCGACGAGGTGTTGGCCGCACCGAAGCATGACAGCGACACGGCGAAGAACCGTTTCGACTTGTCGGTGTTCAAGAACGCTGGGCGCTCTCAAGCGCCGCCGCCGGCGCGCCCGCAGGCGCGCACCCAGACCCCTCCGGGCGGACCGTCCGAGGTCGAGAAAGGAAAGGAGCCCCCCGTGGCCCTGAGTGAAAGCGCGCTCCAGAAGCTCGGCCTTAACGCCGATGCCGACGATGACGCGATCAATGCGGCGATCGACGCGCTGCCCGACGCCGGTGAGCCGGCCGAGCCGACCGCTGACGAGGTGGTCAAGGTAGCCGCCAAGTTCGGACTCACGGTGGTCGACCAGACCGCCTACACGCAGCTGCAGGCGCAGGCGGCTGACGGTGCCGCTGCACGAGCCCAGCAGCTGAAGGATCAGGACGACGCGACCATCCGCAACGCGCTGGCATCCGGGCGGATCACCCCGGCCAGCGCGGACACCTGGCGTACGTCGCTGGCCGCCAACCGTGAGAGCACGACGGCGTTGCTGGCGACGCTGCCGGAGAACAAGGCGCTGCCGATGCAGGCCGTTGGGCATGGCGTTGGCGTCGAGGGCGCCCCTGTGGACGCCGAACTGGCCTCGGTGTTCGCCGCGGTCACCGGTCAGACCTTCGGAAAGGACGCCTGAGATGGCTGAGCACACCCCCCACTACCTGCCGGCGGATCGTCTGCCGTCCACCACGTCTGCGGATGTGACTGGCGGCCAGGTGGTTGTCGTGTCGGGCAACAACACGGTCGCGCCGATCGCCGCGCCGAATGAGGCGTGGCTGGGTGTTGCCGCCCACGACGCCGCCAGCGGCAAGGCGTTGGTCGTCTACACCGAAGGCGTGCATCTTGTGCCCGCCTCCGGGTCGATCTCAGCGGGCAAGCCGGTCATCGGTGCTACGGGCGGCGCTGTCGCTGCGTTCGCCAATGGCACCGACGAGCCCGAGGAGATCATCGGCACCGCTCTCTCGGCGGCGGCCAGCTCCAAGGTTCTCATCAAGCTGGGTCGCTGAGGCCCAGGAACCCCATCAGAAGAAAGTAGGGCACCATGCCTCAGTACCCCTCCGCGGCGCCGACCCTGAGTGGCGACGTCCTGTCGATCAACCGGTTCCTCAAGGACACCCCGTGGGTTGCGCGCGCACTGCGCACCGTCGGCGACGAGCAGTTCGTCTCCGACAAGCTGCTCACCGGCCAGTTCTGGACGGAGTCCGGTTCGATCGGCTACGAGCAGAACGAGTCGATCTACGCCGACCGTGCACCCAAGGCTGTTCCGCCCGGTGGCGAGTACCCGATCACTCCGATCAGCACCGGCCCGGCATCGACGGCGAACGTCGTCAAGTGGGGCAACGATGCCCTGCTGACCGACGAGCTGATCAGCCGTCAGCGCTACAACGTCGTCGAGCGGGCTTTCCGCAAGCTGATGAACTCCCACATCCAGACCATCGATTCGGTGGCACTCTCGGCGATCGTCTCGGCGATCACCCAGAACACCGACGCGATCGCCTCGTGGAAGACCGGCGGCGGCACGTCGAAGATTCTGCGGGACGTGATGCGTGCGGTCACGAACATCATCAACCTCAAGCAGGGCTACATGCCTAACGCGGTGTTCGTCGAGCCTGCAGTGTTCGCCAACGTCGTGTCCGACGACGACCTGATGAAGCTGCTGCCCAAGGAGTTCCCGGGTGTGCAGTCGACGCCGGTCGTGCAAGGCCTCAACGGTTCGCTGAGTCGCCAGATCGGTGGCCTGACGTGGATCACTAGCCCGAACTCGCCGGTGTCTGGCAAGGCAGTGGTGATCGACACCAAGGTGTTCGGTGGGTTCACCGACGAGCGGCTGAATTCGCCGGACTATGTGCAGACCGAAAACGGTCTGCAGGTGCAGAGCATCCGTGACAAGGACGTGGACGGCTGGCGGATTCGCGCCCGCCGCATCACTGTTCCGGTGGTGTTGGAGCCCGGCGCGGGCTGGCTCGTCAACGGGGTGAACGCGTGAGCTTCACCGTGACTGCCCCTCTGGTCCTGGCCCGGGACCATGAGGGGAAAGTTCACCACTGCTATGAGGGCGCGGTCATCAACTGGCTGTCGGACGAGCAGCGGGATCACCTGCTGGGTCTCGGCTTCATCCGTGCGAACGGCGAAGCCGCCCCCACCGACGACGACAGCGCGGGTGGAGATGGCGATAAGCCGGCGGCCACCGCGAACAAGCCGGTCCTGATCGCTTGGCTGGTCTCGAACGCCGTCAAGGAAGACGGCAGCGACTACACCGTCGGCGAGCTGACTGGCCTGAACAAGGCGCAGCTCTGGGAGCTGATCGAAGCGGTGGAGTGAGATGAGCTACTACACCGTGGTGCGGCCGTGCGTGGTCGGACAGCTGCACTACACATCGGTTCCGGTTCAGCCGATCGAGGTCGCTGATGAGGTCGCTGAGCCGTTGGTTGCGGCTGGTGATCTGGCCCCGTATCGGCCGGGGGAGCCTGCCTCGGGTGAGGCGGACCCAGATGGCGGGTCGCCAGGCGACGACGTGCCGCCGGCTGGTGAAGCCAGTGGAGAGCAGCCGGAGGAGCCCGAGACGGGCGAGCAGCGTCAAGGCAGTCGCAGGCGCCGCTAGATGACCGACCAGTTGCCGTTCCTCGACATCGAGGATTTCACCGCCGAGTACCAGGGTGTGCTCAGCGCAGGTCAGGTGACGACGGCGACACGTCTGCTGCAGGTCGTCTCGGACGGCATCCGAGAGTTGAAACCGGATGTCTCCGAGGCGGCGGCACAGCAGGTGACTTTCGAGCTGGTGCGCGACGATATGACGTTCGGGCACCTCAGCAAGCTGGACAGCTTCGACAACGTGACCGGGCAGCGGCAGGAGTCAGGCACGCTTGACCGGTCCGCGATGGGCCGGCTGCTGTCGAAGCGGCAGCGTCAAATCTTGGGCCTGTCGGTCGCGACGACCGCGGCCCCGCGCGGCTCGTTCAAGCGGGACGACTTCTGACCATGGTGTATCCGATCGGCGACCAGCGCGTCGGCATCGAACGCGACACCCCTGTTCTCGACGAGGGCAAACAGCCGGTCTACGGCGAAATTGGTGGGCCGCTCGTCGCACCGACAACGGTGTGGGTCGACGACGCGCTGTTCGAGGCGGTGACCATCGCGGAGCGGCATGCGGTCACGACGACCGTCACCGACGAGGTGGCGCGGGCGGTGCTGCCCGTCAGCTACGACGGTGTGATCCCGGCTGTCGACGACGACGGCGAGGATGCCTCGTTCTCATTCCTGAATGAGGATGGCACGATCGCGATCCTGTCGGGGGACCGTCTGATTCACAACGGGTTGCGCTACGAGTTGCAGGGCGACGCGGTGTTGGAGATGGACATTCGTGGTCGTGGTGACCATGTGCGTGCTGTGTGTTCGCGGCCGGGTGGATAGATGGCCGACGACGCGTACGCCGGGTTGGTGGAGTCGTTCGACGAGCAGGTTGCGGCCGGCGCGTTCGACGAGCAGGTGGACGCGAAGATGGCCGATGAGATTGTGCCGGTGCTGAAGTCGAATGCGCCGGTGGATACCGGCGGTTATCGGGAGTCGTGCGGGATCATCGAGCCGGCCCGAGCGGGTAGGGGCCGGGTGGGTTCGTCGAGTGAGATCGCGAACATCATCGAGTACGGCTCGGTGGATACGCCGGAGTTCGCGCCGGTGGCTAAGACTGTGGAGTATTTCCAGCGGTGACCGACGTGGTCGCTGTGTACACGCCTGACGATATTGAGTCGGCGTTGGTGGCGTGGTTGACGACGCCGTTGAAGCGGGCGGATGTCGTCCGGGGTCCGAAAGACCCGTTGCCGTTCACGGTGGTGAATCTGGTGACCGGTTCGGAGTCGGTGGACATGATGCGCGCTGATCCTGTGGTGTCGGTGCACACGTTCTGCGACAAGGCTGCGGGGTTTCCGGCTGCTCGGGATGAGGCGGCTAGGACGCATGCGCGGATGTTGGTGTTGGCCAATGGGGTTACTCGGGTTTCGGTGGGTGACCGTGTGGTGAGCATCGAGTCGTTTGAGGTGGTGGAGTCGCCGCGCTGGGAGTTTTACAGCGAGACGGTGCTTCGCAAGGTCGGCCGGTATCGGGTCGGCCATTCGTACGTTCGCGGCCTGGTCGCCCCTTAGGCCGCAGCGCGAGCCCCGCACGGAATGTGTTGGGGCTTGCTGTTTTTCTCCGCCCTTCCCTTGTTTCCTGCCGGATGGTCCGGCTTGTTTGAAAGGACGTCGCAATGACGATTCCCGACACCGGCACTGACTGGATTGGCGCTGGGTTTGATCAGCGGTCTCCGGAGCATCTGCGCTGGGGCATGGCTGTGGCCACGATGGCCCGTAACCCGCGTGGTTCGGCTACCGATCTGTCTCCGCATAACCCGGACGGGTCGATTCGGTGGTCGCCGTACGCCGCCGACTTCAGTCTCCGCGATGACCTGATCGGGCGGTTGAAGAACGCGGACGGGATCCCGATTGTCAATCCGGATCCGAACGAGGGATTCATCCATCTCGGGCCGCAGAAGGATGGCGATGGGCCGGCGTGGAAGGCGAAGGTATCGAGCGAGCAGTTCATGATCTTGCAGGACGTCCACCCGTACGACTCGCTGATCACTGAGAAGTCGAAGTCGTTCACCTTGTCCCCGGTCGACACCGGCGACGAGGCGGTGCAGCGGCTGCATGCGAACCGCCCGTTCTATGACGCGGCGGGCAACCTGCTCCTCGGTGATGCGGGTGTGCAGAACGCGGTGTATGCCGATCCGGCTGTTCCGTTGAATACGGGTTGGCAGTTCCTGATTTTTCGGCAGCGGGATTGGAACGGTCTGCCGATCTACTCGTGCGATGTGGTGCCGTTGGCGCGTCAGATCGATCTTGGCGGCTTCAAGATGACGAAGAAGGATTCTGAGGCCCAGGAGATCGGGTATCTCCCGGTGCCGGATGGGCGTTGCATGGCGTTCCAGGACGGTAAGTATCAGCGTGTGCCGGGTGCGTACCGCATTTGGGGTGGTGAAGGGTTTGCTGCCCTCGGTGGTTATGCCACGTTCCCGGGTTCGGCGCCGGTCGCGACGGCGACGACGGCTTTGCATGCGACGTTGGCGTTTACGCAGCCGACGGGTCCGTCTGATCCGTGGGAGTACAAGGTGCAGCAGTCGACTGATGCGGGTTCGACGTGGGGTGAGTTGATCACTCCGTCGAGTGTGTCGGTGTCGGCGGGGACGGTGACGTTGGCGTTGGCTGCGGTGGCGGGTGCGTCGAAGTTCCGTGCTGTTGCGAAGGGCACCAATGGTGTGTCTACTTTGTCGGCGAATTCGAATAGCGCGACGATCGCGGCTTCGTAAATGCCCCTGCAGGGGTGGGTGCATGGGTGTCCCGCGGGTGTCCAGGGCGGCGCCCACCTCTGCAGGTTTCATCCGTTTCACCGCCCGAGACGCACTCGCGAATCCCACCGCCCGAAAGTGAGCTACACCCATGCCCGAAACACCCGAAGACACCGCGGCCGAAGTCAGCGGCAAGCTGACCGATCTGCCGACGAAGAGCAAGACCGCCGCGGCTGAGGCCAGGGCGCAGGCCGCGGAGTACGACAGCGTGTTCGCGCCGACGCCCCTGAAGCTGGACGACGGAACCGTAATTCAGGTTCCGCCGCATCCCGGCCTGGGAATGCTTGATGACGACGTCCTCGAAAAGTACGAGGAGTTCATCTGCGATGCCCAAGAGAACTATGATCGGCACCCCGATACCCACTATCCGGCGTACACGGTCAAGGACGCCGCAGGGAACGACCTTCCTGTGCCGGCCAAAACGGTTCCTGGAGAATGGAAATACCCGCACAAGCGCAACGGGGTGCGGGTCTCCCCGCCGCACAAGGTCCAGGTGGCGCAGATAGTCATCGGCGCCGCGGACTACGCCAAGCTCCGCGGAGGGACGATCGACGGCGTCCGCGGTTCACAAAAGCACGTGTGGGAAATCTGGGACAGGCAGATGCTACAGCTGTCCGATCGGCAGGCAGCCGACTCGAAAAGTGGTGGAGGCGCTGTGGATTTGGCGGCAGTTCCCCCGTCAGATAGCGCGTGATCTTCACCGTTTCCATGGGCTGAAGATCGCCGATTGGCATCGCGGCACCCGCGGTGCCGACGGCCATCTAGTCCTCTCCAGCTATGAGCTGCTGACCTACCTCGAATACCTCGACGAAGAGTCGGCGTTCAAGACCGACGCGGAGCGCGGCGGCCGGCAGCCCATCAAGTGGCAGATGCTCGCCGAGCAGGTCAACGAGGCCTACCGGTTCCGGTCGTCGTGGCAGGCGGCGCACTCGGAGAACGGTGAAGCCTTCTTCGACACAACCGACATCGAGTTCGTCGATCCCGTTGACAGGGTCGCTCGGGCGAAACGCGAAGCCGAGAAGCAGCAGGCAGTCCAGCAGGCCGTGGCCACGTTCGAGGTGGCTATCGGCTTCCGTCGACCGAAAGTGGGGTGAGCGAAATGGCACCGATCTACGCCGACGTCATTGCTCGCCTCGATGAGCGTTCCACCCGTGCGGCGATCGAGCAGCTCGAGCGGCAGTTCGCTGATGCGAGTGGCCATGTGGGGTTGTCTTCGGCCGATGCGATGGGCCGGTCGTTCACCTCCGGGATGTCGGGGCATGGCCGGAATGCGGCCGGCAGTTTCATGGCTGGGCTGACTCAGGGCATTACGTCGGAGATGGGTGGTGCTACCTCAGCGTTGTCGGGTGTCACGACCGCGTTCAAGGGCATCGGCACGTCGGGTGCTGCGGCGGGTGTGGCGGCGTCGGCGGGGATTGCGGTGATCGCGGTGGCGGCGGTCAAGGTCGGTGAGGCCCTGTACGGGGTGGGTGAGCGGTTCGACGCGATGGCTGACACGTTGGCGGTGCGCACCGGGAAGATGGGCGCTGATCTTGATGCGTTGTCGGCGTCGGTGCGGAACGTCGCGAATCACACGGCGTCGTCGTTGGAGCAGATCACCGATATCGGCGGCCGGGTGTCGCAGTCCCTCAGCTTGACGGGTTCGCCGCTGGAGGACTTGACCAAGCAGATCGCCGACCTGAATCGGATGACCGGGGAAGCGCTGGATATCCGGCAATTCGGGATGACGTTGCGGGGCTTCGGTGAGGACGGCGTGAAGGCCGGTGCTGATCTGGATGCTTTGACGGTGGCGTCGCAGCGCACCGAGATCCCGTTGAACGAGTTGATCTCCACGATGGGCACTCTGGGTCCGGCTGCCCGGTCGTTGGGCTTGGATTTCGACGACACCGCCGGGCTCGTCACGAGTTTCGAGAAGGCCGGCATCGACGCTGGGAAGACCTCGGCCGGTTTGAACAAGGCGGTCAACGAGTTCGCCGATCACAACATCAACCTGAAGACCGGTCTTGAGGACACGATCACGCAGTTGCGTGGGTTCATCGACGCCGGAAACGACGCGGCGGCAGTGGATTTGGCGGGCAAGGTCTTCGGCACCCGCAGCGCGCAGGCGTTCGTCGACGCGGTTCGTCAGGGCACGTTGAGTGTGAAGTCGCTGCATGACGGGCTCGGCGCGACTGGCGGCACGGTCGCGAACCTGAACAAGCAGACGGCGGACTGGTCTGAGCAGTGGCAGATCGTCAAGAACCGGGTCGACGATCTGGCCGGTGAGATTGGCGGCCCGCTATTCGATGCCATCAACAAGGCGCTCGGCGGGCTGAACGATCTGTTGGAGAAGATCCCCGATCCGCGGAGCCTCGCGGGGCTTGTCCCGATCGTCGGTCCGAACCTCGCGATGGCGATGGGCATGGCTGGTGACCCGGCTACGCAGCCGTTACAGTTCCCTGGCGGTTTGGGTGGCGGCGCGAACGCGCAGCGGGACCGCCGCGGTGTCCCTCGCGCCGACGGCACGATGGCGGGGCAGGACATTGCCGGCGCGCTCGCCGACTCCGCGAAGGGCGGCTCTGCGGGTGCCCCGCAGATCGCCTACCCCGACGGCTACGGGCAACCCCCGATGCCGGGGGAAACCGTCGACCAATGGCATGCCCGGATGGCCAACATTGCCGCCCAACATGACCTGGAAGAGAAGCGTGCCCGGGTCACCCAGTTGGAGGGCGATCAGAACGCCACCGCCTCGGAGGTGATCGCCGCACATAACGCGGTGATCGATGCGGGGATGCGGGCGTGGGAAACCGAACAGGCTTGGCGCAAAGCACAACTCGAACAGCAGCGCTACGACACGAAAGTGTCCGTGCCCTACGACTCGAACTACGGCGGGATGCCGCGTCCCGGACAGACCGCCGCCCAATACAACGCGGAGTCGTCGTTCTACGAGGCCCAGCACGCGCGGGCGCAGGCCCAAGCCGAACGGGATGCCTTGCAGGGCTCCGGGACCGCGACAGCCGCGCAGTTGCAGGACGCGAACAACAAGCTGGTCAAGGCCCGTAACGACGAGATTCAGGCGATGTTGCGGCTCAATGAGGCCAGCAAGGAAACGTCGAAGACCCTCGACGGTATCGGTACACAGCTCGACGCGGATTTCGGTCTGTCGAAGGGTTTGCCGGGGGTGGTGGAGAACATCACCAAGGCGTTGGCTGGTATGGCGATGGCTCCGGCGATGGGGCAGTTGTCGGCGATCAAGGGTGCCGGGGGTGCCGGGTCGGGGTTGGCGGGGATGCTGGGCTCGGCCCTCGGGTTGGGTCCGCACCCCGAGGCTGCGGGCGCTTATCCGTTCGGTGAGCCCGGTTACGCCCAGGCGCCGGGCTGGATGCCCACCCCCACGATCAGCCGTGTGCCGGTCGGCGGCGCTGCCACTGCCAACTATCCGCTCGGCGCGGCGGGCTACTCCGGCGACGCGGCACTCCTCGCGCAAGTCCCGCGCGGCGGCCACTACGACGCCGCCGGTGATCTGTCACAGGGACTCGCCGACTGCACCAGCGGCATCGAGGACCTGGTCAACATGATCGACGGCCAGTCGACTGCTGGCCGGTCTCTGCACACCAACGGGGACGGCACCACCGAGCAGTGGATGGCCTCCCACGGATTCCTACCGACCGGTGCCCCAGTACCCGGCGCGTTCAATATCGGCTACAACACCCACCACATGGAGGGCACCCTCCCCGGCGGCACCAACGTCAACTACGGCAGCAACGCCGCGGTCGCGTCCGGTGGCACCGCAGGAGCCGCGGGCGCGTGGGGAGACCCGTCGTTCACCTCGCACTACTACCGGCCGGCCGGCGGGACCAGCCCCGTCGCGGCCAGTGTGGGCATCACACCCACCGCACTGCCGTCCTACGCGCCGATGACTCCGAGCCAACTGGTCGACCCTTCACTGAGCGTGCCCACCCCGATGGGCGGGCCGATCGGCGGTATCGGGACGGGTGTGTTGGGCCGAGGCGGGCTACCCCAAGCGCTACCCGGTGCAGCGATGCCTGGCGGCCCGGCCGCCCCGTCGCAATCCGTGTCCGGCGGCCGCCAATACGGGCAAGGACTCCCCGCCTCCAGCGGCATCAGCTTCGGCGGCGGGCTCATCGGCTCAGCACTGTCCGGCGCGATCGGCGCCGCGGGCGGCGCATCCTCCGGCTTCGGCGGCATGGCAGCATCAGCCGCCGCCGACATGGGCATGCAACTGTTGGGCCGCGCGGCCGGTGCTGCCGGCCAGTACGCGGGCAACATCATGTCCGGACTCCTGGAAACCTTCTCCCTCAACGACTCTGCGCTCGCCGACCCCGGCTCCTCCTGGCTCGGCCGACTCGGCATCGCCGCCGCCGGCATGCGCCCCGCCCTCCCCAACTCAGCCGGGACGATGGGCGGCAAGGACAACCCGAACATGGCCGAAGGCGGCAAGAAACAGCCCCCCGGACCGCTCACCCCGGAGCAGGCCGCCGCAGCCAAGAACGGTCAACCCGGCGCCGACGGCACCAACGGCGACCCCGGCGCTGGCAGCGGCAACGGCGACACGTTCAACCTGTCCGTCACGAACAACCAGAGGGCCACCGCCGACCCGTCCCGCGCCGACATCCAGAACCTGATGAGCGCCGCCCAAGCAGCACGGCAACCCCGATGAGGCCACGGCACCACTGATGGCCACCGCCACACTCGCCGAGGGACGGATCGTCATCCCGGCGGGACCCGTCACGCCCCACGGCTGCTGCGACATCCGCGAAGGCCACCTCCCCATGGTGTCGCTGGTCTCGCCGAACAACCAAATCGTCCTCTGGCTGATGGGCGGGCAATCAAAACCCGACCCCATGCAACCGGAATCCGTTCAGGTCAAATCACTTTCAGGGCTGATCGCACCGTTTGAGCCCATCGACCAGCAAGGCGCCACCCAGGACGGGGTGACGTTCGTCGACGCCTTGTATGAGCCGATCGACATCCTGATGAACGTTGATCTGTTCGCCCGGGATGCGAAGTGGTTGCGGTGGCTGCGCCGCAAGGTCCACGAATGCCTAGACATCAAGGTCCAGTCTGAGTTGGGGTGGATGACCCCGGAACTTGGGTATTGGTGGGCGCCGGTCCGCTGGGCGAAGGTGCCCGTCGATCAGGAGGCTGGCCCGCAGAAGTGCCACCAGTCGTTGGGATTGCGGCTGCGCGTCGATAACGCGTTCTGGCAGTCGTTTCCGGACACGGACATGTTCAAGTTCGTCTACGACGCCGTGACCGACACGTTCTCTGCCGACTACTCCGATGTGCAGAACTGCGGCCCGAACTGGCCTCAACTGTATTCAGGGGATGGCGTCGGCTGCCTGTACGCCAACGGTAAGCACGCCCTGTGGTCCGATGACCCTGACCGCCTGTTTTTCACGTCGACGCGCGGCGTCGTGTGCGGGCCGTATGCCGGCTATTCGACGTCCGATGATGCCGCCGACGTGGCGATCACCTTCGACAACACACCCGAGTTCGCGTTGGGTTCCGGTGCGGCTAATGACATTTGGGTGCGGATGGGCCGCCTTGAGGATGGCAGCTGGGACGGCAACGGGGTGCGGGCCCGCATCGGCTTCGGATACTGCCGCCTGAGTGTGTTCCGGGATTTCGCCGAAACCGTTTTGAAGACGTCGCTGACGATGCTGCCGCCGCTTGCCGGCCAAACCTACCGGTTGACCGTCGCTAACGGTTCTCGCCGCTACCACTTGAAGCTTGACGGCTGGGATATCGACCTGATCGATACCACCGACGGAAACAGCTTGTCCCACATGGGCTCCGGCTATCGGGGTGTGGGGTTCGGCATGCAGGGCGGCGCCAAGGCGATCACGCAGGCCACTCCTGGTCGGGTCCGCGCAGTGACGTCCGGTGGTGACACCCTGGACACGTTCGGCACCGACATCCCCGGAGACCTCGGCGCGGACTGGCCGCTGCGCTACAGCGGCCGCAACGACGCCTACATCCGGGCGGCATCCGGTAACGCGGTATGGGTCGACAACTCGGGCACCGAAACCCAAGAGGTCGTCTGCGGCCCCTACAAGGACTTTGACACCGAAACCGACTGCCAAGTCGTCGCCATGGAACTCGGCTCCTACCCGGAGGCGTCGGCCAAAGAGTCCGGCGCCAATGACCTGTGGGCGCGGATGTCCCGCACCGAAGACGGCACATGGGCAGGCGACGGCATCCGGCTGCGATGCACCCCATACAAACTGACGTTGACGGCGTTCGTCGACTTCGAGCCAATCTGGACGCGGGAGAAGAATCTGGTCCTGTCCCCGCATCCCGGGGACAAATGGGTGCTCGTCGCCGGGTACACCGGCGACCCACGCCTGTTCAAAGTGCAGCGCAACGGCGCAGAACTGCTGGCGTACAAAGAGGTTGGCGCAGGCTCGCTGATCGGTGAGGATTACCGGGGCGTCGGCTGGGGAGTCCGCGCAGGCGGTGCGTCCATCCAACAGGCCACCCCGGCGAACGTCCGGAAAATCTCGGCCGGAGACAACGCCGACGTCACCCAGACCGGATTCCTGAAGCGGCACAACGGCGGCGACCAAACCGCCTACGACACCTACACCGTCTATGGCCCGGGAATCATTGGCATCGCCAACGGCCCCGGCAGTGACGACATGGTGGAGATCGGCCCACTCGCCGAAGGGGAGATCGCCTTCATTCGCACTGATCCGCGCAGGCGTGGGGTGTTCGACTTCACCGAACGCACCGGAGCCGAGTCGGCGTCGGTCATGTTCGGCGCTTCACCGACGGACACGATGTACCGGAAACTCAAGGGCCGCTTCACCTCCGAGTGCGCGATCCCCGGAAAAGAACCCGGGATGCGGGTTGCCACCCATCTGGTGAAGGTGACGATCCGCGGGGGCAACGCCGACTCCCAGGTCATGGCCTCACTTACCCCGCTCCGCAGGTACCCGCAGTGAGCCCGCAGTGAGCACCTTGACCGCGGCGGTACCCGAATCGGCCGAGGTGCTGCACCACATGCTGCGCGCCGGCACCCTCGAAGAACGCGCCCACGCCGCCAACCGGCTAGCCGAGATCAAGACGGCCGAGCAGACCGACATTGTCGTCACCGTCTATGACAAGCTGTGGCGGCGCGTCGGGGAGATCGGCGACTACCAAGAGCTCGCGGTCGGGATCCCCCGCAACCAGACCCCGACGTGCGACATCATCCTCAAGGGCGGCGACGGCTTCTCCCAGGACGGCCCCTCGGCACCGGACATCAACATCCCCCGGCTGCGTCAGTGCCGCAAAGAACTGGTCGGGATCACCGTCGAAGTCGGGCCCGTCCGCTGGGCCGGGTTCGTCGACCACACCAAGTACTCGTTTCGAGACAAGAAGCGGACACTCACCGCCAATTGCCTTGGCATCTACGACGTCCTGAACTACATCCACGTTTTCCCGTCGTGGTTTCTGCCTATCCAGGCCCAGCCGATTTCACACGCCGTGTACATCGGCCCGATCGTCTCGGTGATCGAGTCGATGATCGCCGAACAGGCCCTACGCCTGCAGTCGGGGATCTGGGAATTCGTCAACCAAGCCCTCTCTCTCAACCCGGATGTGCGGGCATGGTTCGGCACCCTGCTGCAGAACAACAAGAACGTCTTTCACTCGCTGAAGACCCCCATCTATGTGGTGCGCACACCGTTCCTCAAAGACACCTCGATGCTGGTGGCGCGCACGGTGCGGATGGAGAAGATCGGCGCGGTCATCGAGGACATGACCAAAGCCTATGGCGTCGATGTCCGCATGGACTTGTGGTTGCCCGGCGACCCGCAGCCCGACGAGTGGTCGAACCTGACCCAGCCGACCTACGTCGTCACTGTCAAAGACCGGCTGTCCACGAAGGGCAAGACCGGAGATATCCGCGACTCGATCGTGAAAACCGTTGTCGACTTTGGTGGTTCCCTCTTCGGGGAGATCAAGGGAGTCATCGAGCAGGCGCCCGGCGCGGAGGGTGTGTTCATCTCCGAGCTTGCCGGGGTGGACTTCGAAGAGCCCATCGCGGTGCTCGTCGACGGCCCGGATTCGCCGATGTTGGAGTTCGACATCGACGACTACCACTCGCGTGGTCACACGATGATCCTCGGGGGCCGGTCTCCGACCTGGGTCAACAATCTGATCAATATCAGCCTCTCCTGGCTGATCGATTCACTGATGATTTTCATCGGAATCACCGGCGTCCCAAGCAATTTGCTGGACGGATTCCTCTCGGATGCCTTCCTCGCGTTCGAAGCCATCCAGCTCTATCAACGCCGCGACGAAGTCGGACCCTATGGCCGGCCCGAGAACTTCCTCCCGACCGCAGCGGCACCGTACAACGTCGAGGCAATCTTCTCCTTCATCAACCACATCCACGACACACGTGGGTGGCGTTCGGCTACAGCGAAATTCCGCAACAACCATCCCTACGCACTCGGGAAGCACTACGTGCCCGGCGGAATGATGGCCATCGCGCACGGGGGCGAGCTGTACGTCGACTACGTCGAGCACCTTTTCATCCGCGACAACCGCCACGACCGCGCCGAAATCATCGTGCAGATCGGCGACGGGAAAGCCATCGAAGCACCACTAGCCCGCATGGAGCGGCTCATCACCGGCGTCCAAGAAGCCGCGAACGTGCTCACGTTGGCCCCGCGGACCGCAGCCTAAAAGGAATTGGGAGGCAACCACATTGGCGACCCAGCCTGAAATCGTCACCGTCGACAGCGAAGAGTACTACCAGTGGAAAGTCGTTCTTCGGGTGCCGAAGAACTGGACCCCCGAGTCGGGGGTGTTCATCGCTGTCGCGCCGCCGGGTGGGATCGCGAACTTCCCAGCCGCTATCCAGGGCGAAGTGGGTTTCTCCCCGACGTTCCGCAATGTCGACCTGACCGAGTTGGAGCCCGACGACCCCACCGAGGCGTCCGCAGAAGTCACGTTGATCACGCCGGCCACCGACATCGCGGGCCCCGTCTACGACCTAGCTCTGACGCTGCACAGGGGTGCGACCGGAGCCGACGGCACCCTAACAATTTTGGCCGCCGACGACCTCGACGACACCGGTGCGGCCGCCGGGATGATCCTGGCGCTGAAGTCCGACGGCGCGGGCGGCTACAACGGCGTGCAGGCGATCACACAGAAGGTCGGCAACATGTACTGGCCGACCAGCATCGCCACTGTGACGGATGCCAACGGCGCGAACCCCCTGACCTCGGTGGTGATCCCCGGGCAGAAGTTCCCCTGGCGCGGCCGGGTGCAGGGACAGCAGATCGTCGCCCCCAACGGTCCCGACGTACAGGTCGATCTCGTCGCCCGACTCGGCGGTACCGGCACGGGCACGGGAGCCGAAGACGGCCTAGCGATCGCCCGCGGACAGGGACTCGCGGGCGGAGCTGCACAGAACCTCATGTTCTCCCCTGCCCCACCCATCGGCAGTTCCCCAGGATTCGCGGAAGTAGCGGCATCGGGCAGCTCGACCATTGTCTACATCCGGCTGGAACAGGTCGGCTCAGGAACCGACACGTTCAGCGCCGTACCTGGCCGCGGCCTGTTCTGTGTTGAGGTGGCGCCGGTCGCATGACCCAGCCCCCCATCACCGCTCCAGGGATTCACGACCTCCCCCAGGAGCCGGTAAAGCCGCCGTTCACTCAGGCCCAACTCAAGGCCATCGGCCAGTCGATGCGCTGGCGTTTCCTTGCCGATGTGCTGTACGCGGTCGCGGGCATCGGGGTGTTCGGCCCCAACGTCCAGACCGCGCTGAAGACGTGGGCTGACGAACTGTCCCGCCGCGCCGACGACGCCTACCGGTCGGCGAACTACGCCAACGTGCAGATCAGTCTGTTGACGTCGGGGTCGCTGGCCTCGGATGTGCCGGGCGGTGTGAGTGTCTCCGACCAGTTCAACGGCGACGAGGCCAACAACTTCGGTGGGCATTGGTCGCGCTGGTCCGACGGCCCCGGCGGCGGGAACTACGGCCCGAATGGCGACGGCCTGGCCGTGTGGAAGAAGTTCGGCGGGCTTCGCCGCCGCCACGTCGACCGCTATGACACCGAGTTGGCGACGGACTATCAAATGGTCGTTGCGATCATGGCGACCCCGCCCCGGCATCGGGTGTCGGAGACGGACGCCCGCACCTACTTGTGTGCGCGGATGGATGCGTCCGGGGAGACGTTCGTGTTCGCGGCGATCGGCGACGGTGTCGTCGAGGTGGGGGTGTGTACGTCGACGACGTTCACGGTGTGGGATTCGTCGGATGACGTGACGGTGCATTCCGGCGATCAGTGGATTTTCACCGTCGGCACCGATGTCGATGATCGGCAGGTTGTGTTGCGGCAGAACGGCATTGTGCGCCTGGACTACATCGACGATGCGCATCCGTTCGGAGCCGATTATCGGGGTGTGGGTGTGGGGGCGCAGGCAACCGGCTGGTTGGCGCTGGATCAGACCGTGCCTGGGGAACTGGATTTGTGGTCGGCCGCTGACCGACTCCCAGCAGCAGCGTGAAGGAGGACTCGAATGTCGGTTGTGTTGCACCGCAAGCCCGTTGATCTGACGGCGTGGCAGTTGACGGACCAGACTGAGATGGTCGCCGCGTTGACCGCCCTGCAGGAGCTCGGGTGGCGGGGAGGCATCAACTACAGCCAGGGAGCGTGGATTCTGGAGTTGAATGCCGACAATCCGCAGCGCGGCATCACCGCGACTATCGGGGATTGGCTGATCCTCGACCTCGGGTTACGCAAGGTGTCTGAATCTGATTGTGCTGCAGCCTATGAGGCGCAGTGACGGAGATCATCAATTTCACGGTGTCGGGTGGACTGTTTGCTTCCGACGTCACCGATCACAGCGGTGATGTGGGGAAGACGCCCCTGGTGGGGGATGTGACTTTCACACCGCAGTTCCCGTTGCACCGTCCTGCAGCGCTCGCGGTCACCCACAGTCCGCCGGCGGCGATTGTGCCGCGTGTGTTCCTGGCGGTGATCGACGTCGACGGGGTGTTGCGGCCCAAGCGCGGCGGAGCTAACGGTGTCCGCCTGTGGGCCAACGACCCGGTTCTACAGCTTGAAAACCTGGTGTACCGGGTGACGTTCGAGAACGTCACCGATCTTGTGGGAAATCCGGTGGCAGTGCAGGGCGGCACCTTTTACGCCCCGTCGACCGATCAAATCGTGCTCCTCACAACCATTTTGGGGATTCCCGGGTCGAAGGTCAGCACCGGGCTAGCGGCCCGCATTGATGGCGGCACACCGCGCAACGTGAACGTGGAACGGGCAGACGGAGGAACACTGTGACATTGATCCAGTTCCGGCGCGGCACGGCGCTGCAGTGGTCGCTGGCCAACCCGACTCTGGCGGCCGGGGAGTTCGGCTACGAAACCGACACCCGCAAATTCAAACTCGGTGCCGGGGCGTGGAATTCGTTGCCGTACATCGACGCGCCGACGGTGCTGGCCGCCTCAGCGGGTGCGGTCATCGACGCCAACCTCGCCGCACGGCAGATCACGTTCTCTGATCTCGGGGACGGCCAAGGGTTTTTCGCGGTCGGCGGGGTGCAGGTGTCGGGGACGTTGGTGCCGCCGGCCGCGGTGTGGTCTGGCATCGCCGGGAAACCGGAGCGGGCGGTCACCGAGTTCGGTGCGCTGGGCAACGGTAGCCACGACGACACCGACGCGTTCCACGCGGCCCGCGACGCGGCCGGGGCCGGGGGAACCATCGTCGTGCCGCCGGGAACGTACTGCGTTGACCCGCTGGCGTTCAACACCGCCGGGCAGACGTGGCGCATCCTCGGAACGGTGAAGTTCGCCGGCGACCCGGCGGATAGCTGCATCACGATCACCGGAGCGGATGTGACCGTGACCGGCGGCGTGATCGACCTGTCGGCCATGTCGGGCATCCCCGACGAGTGGCAGGGCCACGCCATCAGCGTGCAGGCCGACGGCGCCACGATCCACGACGTGAATATCCGCGACTCACACACACACGGCGTGTACGCGATCAACGTCAACCGGCTGACCGTGACCGGCTGCACCATCACCAACAGCTATGTCTGCGGCATCATGGCGCAGGTCACCGAGTCCGACGCCCAGGTGTTCGACTACGTGATCACCGGCAACACGATCCTGGCCGAGACACCGACCGGCGCGGTGGAGCAGTGCGGCATCTATCTGCGCACCGAGTCCGACGGGCAGGCCTACAACAGGGTTCGGGTGTCGAACAACACGGTGGTGGTGCCCTTCGGAACTGACAGCACCCACGCCGGTATCACGTTGTGGCGGGTCAATGCCGGCGTGGTGGACAGCAACGTCGTGGTGGGCGGGTGGGCGACCATCACCTGCCCGTGGCTGGACGGGGTGACGTTCTCCAACAACACGCTGCGCGGGTTCTATTGCGTGGGAATCGAATTGCCGCAGAAGCAGCATTGCGTCACCGTCTCCGGCAACACCATCGACGCCGACGGTCACGGGGTGGGCAACTATCAGGGCATCTGGTCGTCCGTGAACACCGGAGACCCGCTGTTCTCCAACGTCACGATCACCGGCAACTCGATCACCGGATTCACCTCGGACGCATCAGGAACCGGGCGCGGTATTTGCTTTGCCAACGGCCAGAGCCTCGACGGTGTGACGATCTCCGGCAACACGATCGTCGCGGGGGACGGTGGCGGCGTCGGGTTCGAGGCCATCACCGTCAACTGCGATTCTACGAACCTGACCATCGTCGGCAACACCATCGACGGCTCCTCGCAGACCAATTCGTGGGGCGTGTTCCCGTATGGGACGCACGACCACGTGGGAATGGTGGTCGTGGGCAACAGCTTCTCCAATCTGACGGAGGCCCCGTTTGAGGCGGCGGTGTGGTCGACGGGCAGCTACTCCCATCTGGTGTATGCGTCGAACCTGGCCCGCAATTGCCGGGTATCCATCGTGGAAACCGACGACTGGGCGGCGATCACCGACTCGGCGTTGTCGACGGCGATTGCCCCGGCGACCGGCTCCGGTGACGCCCACACGCAACTCAACGTTCTGCTGGCCGCGTTGCGTTCCATCGGACTCATCAGATGATCGGGAGGCGTTGAATGCCAGGAACTTTCACAATCACCGGTGCCATCTGGGCGTACCTGCCTGACGGCGACGACTCCACCGACGGTCAGGAACTCCTCGACGCCCTGTCGTCGGTCACCGGCAGATTCGTGTCGAATGTCCCTGCGGGGCACGCACTTCCCGTGCCTGACGGGGACGGCATCATGTTCCTGCCGCCAGTACCGTTCACCGTCCTTGCGGACGGTCAGATCAGTTTCGACGGATCAACGCCGGGTGTCGAACTGGTGGCCGCATCCGAAGCGTTCGGCCTGGAAGCGGCGCTGCAGTACACGCTCGTGCTCGACCCGTTCACGCTGGGATCGCAAACCATAACCCCAGCGACGCGGACATTCGACGCCTACGCCGCCGACGCCGAGGTGACCCTTGAGGAGGTGACCCCGGCGCCGGGCGTGGTGCTGTCGTTGGCAGCCCGCGGCGCTACCGGTCCGACAGGGCCGATTGGGCCGCCGGGTATCCGCGGGGCAACGGGCAGCACGGGCGCTACCGGCGCGACCGGGGCCACTGGCGCTACCGGCGCGACCGGGGCCACTGGCGCTACCGGCGCGACCGGTGCCACCGGGGCGACCGGACCTACTGGCGCTACGGGCAGCACGGGCGCTACTGGTGCTACGGGTGCGACTGGGCCGTCCACTGTCGCGGACAACGTGTTCACTCTCCAAAACGCTTCCAATGCATCGAAGCAGTTGCGGCTATCCGCATCTGGGATCAGCACATCCACCACCCGCACACTCACAGCCCCCGACGCGGATACCACGCTGGTCGGCACCGACAACACCGGGGTTGTGAAAAACAAAACCTTCATCTCGGGATCGAATTCCACCGCGACAGCGGCCGGTACGACGACCCTCACCAACGCCGACGCTCAGGTTCAAATCTTCACCGGCTCAACAACGCAAATAGTGAAGCTTCCCACTGCGGGGATAGTGGCCGGGCAAGAGTTCACAGTCATCAACAACTCGTCCGGTAACGTCACGGTGCAGTCGTCGGGCGCCAACACCATCGTGGTTCTCCTCAGTGGCTTTTCCGCCACGTTCAAAGCTCAGGTTGACACACCCACGACCGCCGAGAACTGGCGGGCTGTCAGCGCATCGCCCTACACTCTCGCCGGGACTCTGGCATTGCGTGACCCGGTCGGATCACTTTGGTTCAACCGGCAACTCACCTACCGCGATTCGACCGTCACCGCTGCTGGTACGACCACGCTGACGGCAAGCTCCTGCGAATATCAAGCCTTCACCGGCTCGACAACGCAGACGGTGAAGCTCCCCACGACAAGCATCACCGCAGGAATGCAGTTCACCATCATCAACCAGTCAACGGGTGATGTGACGGTCCAGTCCTCTGGCGGGAACACCATCGCGACCTTGACCGGTGCGTCCGACCCGTCCGCGAAGGTATTTGTGGCCCTGCAGGACTCGCCCACCACCGCCGCGCACTGGCGGGCGATATAAGTCCGGTGAGCGTCGACGACTACGCACGGCAGGTCATCCAAGCGGGGATAGACCAAGGCGTCACCCCCCGAGGCATCGTCATCGCCTTGGCGACCGTCTACGTCGAATCAGGCTGGGTGATGTACGCCAACCCTGCCGACCCGGAGTCGCTGAACTATCCGCACGAGGCCCTGTCGTATGACGCGAATTCCGTTGGGTTGTTTCAACAACGTGCTGAGTGGTGGGGCACCTGCGCGCAGCGCATGGACCCGTACCAGTCGGCGGCCATGTTCTATCAACGGCTGAAGACGTTCCCCTACAACGACACCGGAAGATCACCCGGATATTGGGCGCAGGCCGTCCAAGACAGCGCGTTTCCCGACCGCTACGACCAACACATCAACGAAGCACAACAGCTTTATGACCGCTTGATGGCACCAAAGGAGGACCCAGTGGAGAAGGTGCTCGACTACCCCCGCGGCCGTGTCGGCGACTACGACGGCGTTCTACAGCAGAAGCCGTGGGACTGCGCGATTGCCGCCGCTCAGGTCATCGCAGCCGCCGCAGGGGTGTACAGGTCAGAGGACTGGATCCTGAACCGGGTCAACGCCGGGTTGCCTCCGCAGTCGCGGGTCGACGAGGACGGCACAGACACCGCCGAGTTGGTGTGCCCCGTACTCGACGAGATGCTGCCCGGATCTGGCTACAAAGCGGTGTGGCTGTCGAAGTGGCCGGTCGACCAAACCGATATTGAGGCGTTGTGGCGCAATGCGACTCGCAGTATCGACGCGCGCCGCGGGGTGCTGTTGAACTTCGAGGCCCCGCCCGGGCGCGGACCGAAGGGCACCCGGGGCAGCGTTTCCCCGCCGTACCCGCAGTGGTCAACCACGTACCACTACACCTGTGCGACGGGCTATGCCGTCGACCCGGATAGCTCCCGCCACTTCTGGGTTCCCGATTCGGCCGGATTCGGCGGGATCACGGGGTATTGGTGCGCGCTGGAGGATGTTGCCCGCCTGATCGTGCCGCACGCCTACGCCTACGCCGCCACCGCGGCCATCGCCGCCCCTGCACCCGCGCCGACGCCTGCGGTCGTGGTCAACGTCGACCTGTCGGACAAGCTGGCCCGGCTCCAAACCGAATGGGACGCAATCGAGTTCGGCGACCAGACGGCCATCGGTGTCCTTGCCCGCGCCGCGAAGACCGGTGACGCCCGCGCCGCCCTGGCGATCGACAAGCTTGTGGCGGTCAATCCGACTGCCGCGCAACAGTTCCGTAACGCACAGAAAGGTGCCGCGTGATGGCCAGAACCTCGAAGTACCCGTTTGCCGAGGTCCGTAAGACGTGGGCAGCGGGCGCCGGTCTGCTCGCCACGATCATCGGCTACACCCTCGCCGACCAGAACCTCAGCAGCCACCTCCCGCCGAAGCTCGTCCTGGTCCTCGGCGGGGTCGGCACCATCCTGGCGGTGTTCAAGACGCCCAACGCGCAGGCGGCGCCCACGGCGTCTGATGCGGTCGACGCCGTGCAGCGCGCGCAGGCCGCTGTGCAGGCCGCCCAGGACCACGCCGCCGCCGCCAGTCAGGGGCTGCAGGACATCATCAACACGGTCGGCGCGGGGAAGTCCCTGGCCCAGGACATCATCGACAGCGTTAGCCGGTGAGCGACGCCGTCCTGATCGCCGGGGTGGCCGCGGCTGCCTCGGTGTCCGGCGCCGTCTTCACAGCGGCGATGGCCTCCTGGTCGACCCGTAAGACCGCCGGGGACGCCAACCGCATCGAGGGCGTCGAGGTCGCTGTCGGCGGCATGGAAAAGCTCGTTGCCGCGCAGGACAAACGCATCGGCTCACTCGAGCGGGAGGTGGAGATCGTCAAGGGTGCGCTGCTCGATGAGCAGCAGCAGCACGCCGCCACCCGGGAGTTGCTGCGGATCGCGATGCGGCACATCCGGGACATGCTGTCCTGGCTGGGTGGGGACCGCACGGCCGAGCCGCCGAACGTTCCCGACGAACTGACCCACCAGCTATGAGGGTCGAACCGGCCGGCGCCAACACCTGGAAGTTCTGGTGTCCCGGTTGCGCCAGCGCCCATGTCGTCAGCGACTCGTGGGAGGTCGACACCGAGACCGCGACCATCAGCCCATCGGTCCTGGTTCACAGCCATAAGACGCTGATCGACCCTGACCTCACCGGCGATGCGTTAACCGCTCCGGAGAACATCACCGACACTCCGCAGTGCCACAGCTTCGTGACCAACGGCCGGATTGAATTCCTCGGCGACTGCACCCACGCGCTTGCTGGGCAAACGGTGGACCTGCCCGATTGGAGCGTGAGCCATGAAGCCGGCTGATCGGGTGTGGCTGGCGCTGGCCGTCGAGGTCGCCGCTTACGAAGTCCTGGCAGCGCGGCGCGGCTGGGAACTGCTGTCTGAGGCGATGGACCGGTACCGCGGCGAGGACCGGCTACGTGACGACTACAGCGAGATCATCAGGATGATCATCGACGCGGTGATCATCGTCGTGGCACAGCATCTGCGGCGACGATGGCCGCGACGGCTGGATCCGCTGGCCGCGCTGGGGGCGGTCGCCCGCCGGTGGTCAGCCCGGTGACTGAGGGCCGCCTCACCCATCGGCTGATGCAGGCGAGCGAGCTGTGCGAGGGCCGCCCGGAATTGTTGGCGGTGCAGCAGTTGATCGACGCCGCCCTGAAGATCGTCCGCAGGTTGCACCACCGTGGACCATGACCCGGCTGTCGTCGACGCCATCCGCGACGCGATCCAGGCCTTGCTCGACGCCGAGGGCGATGGCTGGACGTTGGCCCAGCACGTCATCGTGTCCGGGCTGGAACGCATCGAGAACGGCCGGATCGTCACGACGTACTGGTGCTGGACCCCGCCCGGTCAGGCGGATTGGATGACCACCGGCCTGCTGGAGGAGGTTGTCGCCTCACGGGAGATCGTGGCCGACACCGACTACTGACGTCACTGTGACGTAACACCCCGCACCACCTGAACCCCCCGGCTCACAAGGCCGGGGGGCCTTTTGCGTTTCAGGGCAGGGTTGGGCAGTCGTAGGCATGGCCCCACTGCGGGCCACCGTTGCAGCGAGGGCAGCCGGATTCGAGGTTGGTGACGTTGGTGAGGCATGCGACGTGGACGGGGGTATCAGCTGCGCTGCCGCCGCCGGTGCGGTGGACGTTGATCGTGTAGTCGCCGATGCTGATCTGCTTGTTGCAGCGGGGGCATATCCCGCTGGTATCGCAGGATCCCCGATGCCCGAGGTTGAAGTCGCATTGCCCGCGGACGGCCCAGCCGGGGCAGCGGGTCGGTGTGGCGTCATTGCTCCTGCTCATCGTTTCGTTCCTCTTTGGTGAGGCGCTGCTGTCACTGCCGATCACTTGCCTGCCCCAGCTTCCTGGCCGGCCACGAAGTCGTCGAGGACTTGCCGGGACAGCTTCGACACGCTCATCCTGCGACGCTCGGCGATCGCCTTCAGCTTGTCGCGGGTCGTCTCCGACACCCGGACTTGGACGACCGGGGAGTGCTTGCCGTCGCCGGACAGCGACTTCCCGCCAGGGATGAGGGTGTCTTCGCGGGCGCGGACCTGGGCGAGGACTTCGGCGGCGATGGCGTCGGCGCGGTCGTCGGTGAGGCGTTGGCCGTCCACGATGATTTCGGTTTCGTTGAGGTCGACGTCTTCGATGATGGTGTCGTCGTCGAAGACGGGGCCGGTGGGCTGGTTGGTCATTGGGTCACCAGTTCTTTCGGTAGCGGGTGGGCATGGCGTGGATGAGGGTCCATTCGTCGGCGTCGCGGTCGTCGGCGACGAGGATCAGCTCGAAGCGGCGACCTTGGGCGTCGATGCCGATGAAGTAGGCGCGGTTGCCGGAGATCATCAGCGGGTTTCCCGCGTTGCGGAGTGCGGCGATGACGTTGCGGCGGTTGCCGATGCGTCGCCGGGCTTTTGCGGTGACTCTGATCCGTGCCATGTGTCTAGTATGTACTACATAACCGATCCTGTCAACGGGTATGAAATACATATTCGCACAAATTTCAGGGCGGCGCGCCACAGCCCATGTCCCCCCGCCGCCATACCCTCCACCCATGCCCGACCTGTACCGCACCCGTGATGGTTGGGCCGAGCACACACCAGCCGTCTGCCCCACCGGCCACCCGCACATGCCCGGCCGCACGCTCGTCGGCTGGCAGCCCTGCACATGCGGTGGACACCGAACATGGACATGCCTCGAATGCGACACCACCACCAGCGACCCGGAGATCGGTGACAGGTGCTCGGGACCGGGATGAACGCACCAGGGAGTCAGGGCACCTTCCGCCAAGGCGCACACCGGTAGCTGACGAAATACTCTCCCTCGCTGAGGGTTACCCGCGCATGCTCACCTACGCCGACCTCTCCCACGGCGATCATGTCAGCGATCTCGATGGTTGGGCGCCTTGTACGAGTCCAACTACACGGCCGCCCGCGTTTGTCTATCGACCCGGCGGTTTCATAGGTGCCGGCGGACCGATCGCCAACCTCGTAGTAGGTGCCATCGGTGTCCATCACCGGCGACGACGAGTGCCCGCCGCCGAGCACCACGAGCCCCATGCAGCCGCCGCAGAGCATCAGTACGGCCGCGAGCACGATGACGCCACGGCCCTTACGGCGCGGCTGCGGTGACGGGAGTGGTGCGGCAGTCACTCCCCATCGGTGGCCGTCCCAATACCGCTGGTTCCCGGGGGTTTCGGGGTCTGGGTACCAGCCGGGCAACGGTGCGTTCATCCGGCGGATCGTAGCGCGCGCTACGGGCAGTTCGGATAGGTCTTCATCACGGTCGACACGAATATTTCCGCCTCGGTTGGAGTCGTGGGGCTGCCGGGGCCGGTCAACTCGCGGACGATCGATTCCTGTGTTGCGCCGCGGCGCAGCACGGTGCAGACGTCGTGTGCCTGGCCGATCATCCCGGCGGGATCCCAGATCGCGAAGCCGTTATGACTTCAGGGTCTCGATGAGTTGGCGGTCGTACTCGACGGCCGGCGGGATCGGCGGCGGAGCTACTGGCGGCGGGCGGTAGGTGGGCGCGGGTGTCTCGACGACCGTTCGGGCGGGTGCGGGTTCGACGGTTTGCTTTGGGCGTTGGGTGATGGTGATGGTCGGCGGCGGTGTGGTTGTCGCTGCGGGGGTGCTTGAGTTCGTGGTGGGCGCGGCGGGCGGTGGTGGTGGTGCGATCGGCGCGGCCACAGGCGTCGGGCTAGTTGTGTTGTTCCATGAGGTTGGTTACGCGTCCCCACCGTGAGCGCGCTTCCTCCGGCCGGCTTTGACGTATCGCTCCAGTGCCTTGCGGACGACATCGGAGACTGATTGTCCTTCGTCGGCGGCGAGTTGTTGGGCTTCCCGGTAGAGGTCTTCGGGGATGCGGAAGGACTTGAGGGGTGTGCGGGGCGCGTTCGGCATAGGTGTCATTACACCACCTCCGGCTCATTGGCCTCACGTCCGTCGAGGCTGTGATGCGTGATCACCCAGCCGCACGCCCCGTCCGCGTCGAAGACGGGTTCCGGCGTGGGGCCGCAGGGGCAATCACTGCCGTCGGTGTCGTGCTCGATGAGGTCGTTATTCGGGTACACGTGCACCGTCTGCGGCATTACTGGCCCCGCTGTTCGGTGAAGTCGAACCACGCCTCGTTGCGACTCTCCACGCTCTCGTCGAGCAGGGCGAGCGCGACGGTGACACGTTCCCTGATGCCGTCTTCTATGAAAAACTCCAGTTGGCGGCGAGCTGCCCGCATGTTCCGCTCGTCGTCCTCCAACCGCTGCTGCTGATGGGCGATGACGGCATACGCACCGCGGAGCTTGTCGCGCAAATCCTGCTTTTCCGCCACCAACTGATTACAGTCCTGGCACCCCGGCTCTGTCATCAAGCCTCCCAATGAGCGCGGCCGCGCTCCCAGAAAATCTGGACGCTCATCTCGTCCGTGAAGACCTCAGGGTTGTCGATAGCCTGCACCAGCTCATCAAGAGCGGTGAATAGCTCTTCCTTGTTTGTGATTCGGTCCATCAGTTGTCACCACCTGACGGGTCGAAGTTCTCGTCGGCGATAGCAGTAATGCGGTCGGCCCAGTCGCTCATATCTTCTTGACTGCGGAGGTAATCGCCTACATCAAGTAGGAACGAATAGGTGTCGTGCCTGTCACTGGCGCTGTAGTTGGTGTTCATACACCAAAGGTAGCACGGTGTTATGACACCGGCAAGGTTATCAACAGGGCAGTAGTTATCCCCAAATGTGCTCGTATCAATGCGAGCAACGCGTTACGTGTCATAACACCCAGCTAGCCTGCTGTCATGACATCGACGCGGGCCTCACGGCTGTGAGCGGGCATCCCAATGCCCCGCTCACGCCGGCTGGTCGTCGGCGGTTGTGTGAGCGGGTTGACCAGGGCAGGCCGATCGCTCACGTGGCTGCCGAGGCGGGGATCTCGCGTCGTTGTCTGGCGAAGTGGTACGCCCGCTGGGAGGCCGAGGGGCCTGACGGTTTGGCGGATCGCTCGTCGGCCCCGACAAGCTCCCCAGACAGGACCGCCCCCGTGATCGAAGACCTCGTAGAACAGCTCCGCCGAGAGACCAAGTTCGGCGCAGCCCGCCTCGCCGCCGTCCTCAAAGCCGACCACGGCATCGTCGTAGCCCCGGTGACGGTCCACCGGATCATGGTCCGACGCGGCATCAACCGCGTCGCTGACCTCGACCCGCCGACCGGGGACCAGATGCGGGCCATGCTGCGGTACGAGCACGACGCCCCCGGCGCGATGGTGCACGTCGATGTGAAGAAACTGGGCAAGATCCCCACAGGCGGCGGCTGGCGCATCCACGGCGTCGGCAGCGACGAGCACCGTGCCTCCAAGCGCAAAGGCGCTGGCACCGGGCGGATCGGTTACACCTACCTGCACACTGCGATCGATGACCACTCGCGGCTGGCCTACACGGAGTGCTTGGAAGACGAGAAGGGCACCACGGCGGCGGACTTCTGGCTCCGCGCCGTGACGTTCTTCGCCGAGCACGGTATCGAGCACATCGAGCGGTGCCTGACCGACAACGGGTCGTGCTACCGCTCCCGCGCGTGGGCGGCGGCGCTGGAGGACACCGGCACGACGCACAAGCGGACCCGGCCGTACACGCCGCGCACCAACGGGAAAGTGGAGAGGTTCAACGGCACCCTGGCCCGCGAGTGGGCCTACGTCCGCGAGTACGACTCAGAAGCCGCGCGCCGTGCCGCACTGGTGGACTTCCTGAACCACTACAACTACCACCGCCCACACGCCTCGCTGAGCCACAAACCGCCCGCCAGCCGAGTGCCGCTGTCCACCTACCGACTGACCGCAGAAGGGATCACCGACGTGGAACTACCGAAGCGCCCCAACGAACAGCTGGACCTGTTCGATGACGAGTAGACGTGTCACCAATGTCATGGAATGGCACAGCTAGTGTGCCGCAGATGCTGGAATGCGATCGTCCCGGCCGCGGCGATGACCGCGACACTCGCGGCGACGGCCGACCATGTGATCAGGCCAGGGCGTAGGCCACTGCGCGTCGCGGCGGGGTCGTCGACCTCGTCGTCGGCGAGACCCCACGCGAGCTCTGAGCCGGTCGAGGGGTAGTCGATGGCCGCCGCTGATGCTGTCGGGGCGAGTTGCGTTGGTGGCTGGTCCTCATCCTCGGCTGTTGCCCGCTGGTCTTGCGGCTCCGTCATTGCCGGATGGTAGGCCTCGACCAGGGGGTCTCGCCGGCGAAATCAGGCAGCGCGATACGGATTCAGGCGCTCGATTGCCTCGAACCGCCGTGCATCCGGCACCTTCAGGTAAATCTGCGTCGTTGAAATCGACGAGTGCCGCAGTAGGTCACGCACGGTCATCAGGTCGGCACCATCTTCGAGAAGCGTGGAACCAAACCAGTGGCGCAGTTTGTGCGGTGTGCCAGCGACATCGGCACGACGCATCACCAGACTGATGATGTGTCCGACCGACTTGCCCAGGACGTGCTCTCCCATGCGGTTCGAGTTTGACGGAAACCAGTAGCCGTGCGTCGGCATCGTCGCCGCGACGTCGACGAGTAGCGAATGCAGCGGCACTGTGCGCCCCTTCTTGCCCTTGCCGTCAACCCATATCGACGGAACGGTCAGGTCGACGTGCTCGCCTCGAACCTTGGCAATTTCGCTGACCCGCATCCCGGCCAGCATGGCGAGCAGGATCATGACGCGGGTTCGGTGGTGCATCCGCGTTCTGAGCAGCTTCATGACCCCAGCGTCGCTGACGGGTCTCGGCTCCCGGTCAGGCCAGCGCGGGGAGCCGACCTTAATGGTCGGGTCGTCAAGTCGGTGGTCGTGGAGTTGTAGCCATTTGAACCAGGCGCGGAGATACCCGAAGTAGGTGCAGGCGGTACCGTCTGACCACTCCCGGTGTGCGTCGAGCCACCGCATGATGTCCATGGCGGTGGCGCTGAGCGGCTGCACGTTCATCTCGGTGGTGAACTGAGTCAATACCCGCCGCCGCTCATTGATCCCGTACATGGACATCCGGCGGCTGTGCATCCAGAGAGTCCAGTCATCGAGGTAGGCAATAGCGTTGGTGTTCATCGGTGCATTGTGATCAGCTTGGCGTCGCCGCCGGTTTCCTCTTTCACAGGAATATGACTAATTACCCATCGTGGCAGGGCATTTGGGCTTCTGTTGCCGGGAAACGGCAGCACGCTCGCAAGGTCCGGTGTAGTTGGTCCTTCTTGGGAGCAGAAGGCCGCAGGTTCGATTCCTGCCGGGGGCACCCATTCGGGGTCGAGCATCGGACCGACCTCACTCATCAGCCAGTCCCTCATGATGCCCGCGACGGCGGCGATGATGTCGACCTCGTCGAGGTCCATCGGCAGGTGACCGTTTACCCGTTTGGAGAATGAAGTCGGGTTCATCCCGATCACCGACGCGACCGAGCTCTTCTTGATGCGTCGCGCAGCGATGGCTTGGCGCAAACGCGCCGCGACGTCTTGTCGGTACGACGAACCGTTGTTGTTGGGCATCTCGTAGACCACGCTCATGGCGAATAGGTTACCCGCTGAGCGAATACGCGCAAGCCGGAGATACGAATTTTTCCCTGTGCGAAACGTCGGGGGCGTGTCGGATTTGCGCGGCGTAGATTCAGCGGCTACAACTTTCCACTGTGCGTAATGAACTCGCCGCGAGCGTTACAACTGCGACGGCCATCCGAGTCGAACTGGCTCGCAGAAAATCCACCCAGAGTGCTCTTGCCGACCACCTCCACTTGTCACAGCCCGCAATCCACCGGCGCATGACCGGGAAAGTCGGATGGCGCGTCGAGGAGCTGACGCGAGCCGCCGAGTTCCTCGGCGTGCCGGTCTCCGACCTCATTGCCGCCGAGGCCAGCGCGTGACTGCCACACGCGGCCAACGCCAAGACCTCGGCATCGTCACCAGCCACGCATACGTCTCACATGACCAGGTCGTCAATCAGCGGCCCCTCGATGAGGATCGGCGTTCCCGGGCCGATGATCAGGTGCCGAGCGACCGTGGGCCCGGTATCAAGGTCGGTGACCGGGATGCCCATCAGTGTTGTCAGGCCGAGCCGGGCGTCGCTCATCGCTTTGATCATCCGGCCAGCTTGGTCCGTCGCTACCTGGAACTGGTGGCCCGCGTAGCTGACCGTGTGAGTCAGTGGGCCAATCGCCATTCCGTCCATACTCCTCCTTCGTTCAGTGCTCCCACGGCGAGCGTAGGAGTCGAGAGCGCGCCCGGGTCGGTACCCCCACGCCGCCGACCCGGGCCGCGCCACAGGCGGTGACCGGTGACCGTCGTCCTCATCTACGCGCTGATTGCCTGCGCCTACACCCTCGCCGCGCTAACCGTCCTCGGCGTGTGGCTGGCCGTCCGCGAGCTGGTGAAGATCCGCCGGCAAGGCCCGGTCACGGTCACCCACGTCACCAACGCGGCGACTGAGGTCGCGCGGCCAGCGATCGACCGTGCGGCGTTGCACCAACTCCGTCATCCGACGGCCTACTCCTTCGACCGGAAATCGGACGGCGGTGACCGGTGACCGGCCCCCGCATCCCCACCACCCACGGCCCCTCCGGCACCTTCGCCGCACTCGACCGCCACCCCGCACCCAGCAGCCCATTCGACGCCATCCGACGCCTCACCGCCGAAGGCCGCGAATACTGGTCCGCCCGCGAACTCATGCCACTCCTCGGCTACGACCAGTGGCGCCGGTTCGCCGACGCAGTCAGCCGTGCCCGGATCTCCGGACACAACGCCGGCCACGACATGACGCTCCACATTGCCGGCGCCGGCAAACTGGCAGGTAGCCGCCCACAAGGCGGAGGGAACACCGCCGAGAACTTCCACCTGTCCCGGCTGGCTTGCTACCTGATCGCCATGAACGGCGACCCCCGCAAGCCAGAGGTCGCCGCCGCGCAGACCTACTTCGCCGTCCGGACGCGCGAAGCCGAGACATCCCCTGCCGCGGCACCCGCCCTCACCGAGGACGAGATCGTCCACCAGGCCCTCGCGATCACCGCGCGCCGTGTCGAGCAACTCACCGCGCTGGTCGCCGAACTGGAGCCCAAAGCCGAGTTCTACGACGACCTGATGGACGCCGACGGCACCTACAGCATGCTCGCGGTGTCGAAGATGCTCGGCTGGGGCCGCAACATCATGATGCGGGAACTACGCCGCGCCGGAGTGTTGCAGGGCAACAACCTTCCGTATCAGCGGTACGAGCACCACTTCAAGGTCACTCCGGTCACCTACGTCAACCGTAAGACTGGTGAGACGGTTCCGACCGCTACCACCACGGTTTTGGCCGTCCGGGATCGAGTTCATCCGGAAGCGCCTCGCCCGCTCGGTGGAACTCGCGGAGATCGACCCGTGACCGCCGCAGCAGCGCTGCTCCTCACATACCTCGGCTGGCTCATCTGCCGCCTCGGCGAGGAAGGCCGCCGTCTCGACGAACTGATCTGGTCCCTCGAATTCGACGACCAGACACCCGCCCTACTCGCACGGTTCGACTCCTGCGACCCGCCCCACCTCATCGGGGACCTGGAAGCACCGCCTATCGGCCCTAACCCATTCCGGAACTGAAAAAGAAAACGGGTGCCGCCTGCGCCAACAGGACGACACCCCAGCCCACCACCAGAAAGAGGTAACAGCAGTGAGCAGCACCCATCGTAGTCGGCGGCCAGCATGATCGAGATCAAGCACCGGTACGGCGCCCGTGTTCTCTATACGGCGGCGAACGCGCAGGATGTGCGGTCGGCGGTCCGTGAAGCCGTTGCGGCGAAGGCGGACCTGCGCGGGGCGAACCTGTACGGGGCGAACCTGTACGGGGCGAACCTGCGCGGGGCGAACCTGTACGGGGCGGACCTGCGCGGGGCGGACCTGTACGGGGCGGACCTGTACGGGGCGAACCTGCGCGGGGCGAACCTGCGCGGGGCGAACCTGCGCGGGGCGGACCTGTACGGGGCGAACCTGTACGGGGCGAACCTGTACGGGGCGAACCTGCGCGGGGCGAACCTGCGCGGGGCGGACCTGTACGGGGCGGACCTGTACGGGGCGGACCTGCGCGGGGCGGACCTGTACGGGGCGGACCTGCGCGGGGCGAACCTGCGCGGGGCGGGACTCCTCCACATCGACGGCCTGCCCTCCGGCTCCGCCACCCTCTTCCCTGAACCCACCGGCTGGCTCCTGAAAGTCGGCTGCTGGACCGGCACCACCACCCAGCTGCGTGAACTCATCGCCAAAGACACCGGATGGCCCGAAGCCAGCGGCGAGCAGATCACCATCCGCCGGCCGATGCTGGCCGCACTCGCCGATATGGCTGATGCGTGGGTGGCGGCGAATCAGCCTCTGCTCGACCAGGTCATCGAGGTCCACGCGAAGAAGGTCGCTGAGGCTGAGGCGGCGAAGGCAGCCGAGTCGTGAAGTCTGAGCGGATCGCTTTCGGTGGCTGGGCCACCATCTTCATCGGCCTGCTGTGGCTCGTGATCGTGCTCGCAGAGAGCGTGTTCACTGCCGGCGCCACCGACCCCGATGGGGTTGCGTTGCTGCGGCAGTTGGCGGCCGGGGTCATCGCGATCGCGGTCGGGTTCATCGCTGTCGGCCTCGCTAAGTGGGTTGAGCGGTGAGCGCCGACGTACCACCGGGATTCACGGAGCGGTTCGCGGTGCGGCTGCCCGACGGGTCCATCGCGACGCACTGCGGAGCCGAGGTGTTGTGGCCGACCCGCGCCGACGCTGAACGTCAACTCGACCATGGACGGCACGTCGCCGCGATGCTCGGCGTCCACGACTGGGGCGGGGAAGTCGTCTCGCAGTTGTGTAGCCCGTTTGTTGGGGCGCGGGACACTGCGGCGCATTTGGTGGCGGATTTGCAGCGGTGGCTGGAAGCCCAGACGGGCGGCGCGTCATGATCCATCAGCTGAAGATCGAACCGCGGTGGCTGCACCGGATCCGCGCGAACGAGAAGCACTGCGAGGTCCGGCTTAACGACCGCGACTATCAAGCCGGCGACGACATCATCGTCAGAACCGAGAACTACGACACGGAACGTCGTCGTATCACTCACGTTCTGCATGGCGCCGACGGACTCCACCCCGGCTATGTCGTTCTGTCGCTGGAGGATTCCCGCGTAGACCAGCTGCCTCGGCTGGAGCGTGAGGTCGAGCGGCTGACCCGCTCGAACCGTTCGCTGCGCGCCTATGTCCGCAAGCTCGCGGGCGGCGCGTCGTGATCGGGGATCGGGCGGACTGCCCGCGCTGCGGCCGCAACATCGGTCTCAACAGTCGGCGCTACAACCGGCACGGCACAGCGCCGCGGTCCGCCGACACTTGCGCCATGACCGGCCAGTTGGTCCCGACCGCCGGTGACAGGCCCGACGAGTACGAGCACCGCGCCGACCTCGTCGCCGACCTGGCCTGGCAAGTCCAAGACGCCGACCCCCACCAGGTGTGGGACTACCTCACCGGCATCGACCAAGGCGAACTGCAACGGCTGTTGATGGTCGCGCTGGCGGTGGTCCCTGTCGACGCGACCGTCGACGAAACCTTCGCCTGGGTCAACGACCTGCCCGTCGCCCAACGCTACATACAGGGAATCGCATGAACCTCGACCGTGATCTCTGCATCCTCGACACCGAAACCCTCGGCCTCGATCGGCGAGCACCTGTCTGGGAATTCGCTGCCGTCCGACTGGACCGCGGCGGCTACCTCCGGCTGGAGACAAGCTTTCAGATTCTCCACAACGAATCCGACTGGCTGGAGACCCTGCCCGAGTCATTCGCTGACGACTACCGGGCCCGCTACGACGAGGCGTCGGCGATGCGGCCATCGGTGGCGGCAGTTGAAATCCGCGCTGTCACCGATGGGGCGATCATCGCTGGGTCAAATCCCTCGTTCGACATGGACCGCCTCGAAATGCTGCTGCGGCAGTACGGCATTGAACCGGGTTGGCACTTCCACCCGCTCGACATTCCTTCAATGGTCGCCGGCCACGTCGCCGCCGGGATCCCGAACGTGAGCCCCGTGACGTGGCGGTCGTCGGAGCTGTCCCGGCTCGTCGCTGTCGAACCAGACGAGTTCGCCCGGCACACCGCGCTCGGCGACGTCAACTGGTGCCTCGCTCAGTGGCGGCGGATGGCGGGCGGGCGATGAACGACCGCGACGAATGGCGGGCCGATGTCGCCCGAATGACCGAAATCGACCGTGCGGCCGCCGTCGATGAACCCCGACGGGCCATCGGTCTGGTCGGAGACCCGGAGGATGACCTGTGATCGTCTACGACAACCTGGTCCAGGGTAGCGATGAGTGGCTGGAGCAGCGCCGCGGGATGGTGACGGCGTCGGCGGTCGGCCAGCTGGTATCGGCGCGGGCGCTCACCGCCGCCGAGTTGCCTTGCCCTGCATGCGGAGCGGGGATCGATGAGGCGTGCCGCAGCAAGGCTCGGGCTGGGGCGGTCATCAAGACGTTCCACCCTGAACGTGCGGCGGCTGCCCGAGATAGCGGTGTCACTGTGGTCGCCCCGGCCGCTAACCCGGAGTCGAAGACGTTGGCGGCGTTGCTGGCGGCGGAACGGATCACCGGCTGGAGCGACCCCGCCTATATCAGCGACGACATGCTCCGCGGTATCGATGACGAGCCCGTTGCGCGCGGACTGTACAGCCGCCACTATGCGCCAGCCACCGAGGTCGGGTTCATGGTTGAGGACCGGTGGGGATTCCAAATCGGGTATTCCCCTGATGGTTTGGTCGGCGACGACGGCCTGATCGAGATCAAGTCTCGGCGGGCTAAAGCCCAGTTGGCGACAATCCTCGCTGATGAGGTTCCGGCGGAGAACATGGCTCAGCTTCAGTGCGGGCTGCTGGTGTCCGGCCGCGACTGGATCGACTACGTCAGTTACTGCGGGGGGATGCCGCTGTGGGTGAAACGTGTTTACCCGCAAGCTCATTGGTTCGCGGCGATCGAGACCACCGCAACCCTGTTTGAGGCCGCGGTCACCGACATGATCGGCAACTATCGGCGCCTGATCGCGCACCTACATCCGACGGAACGCCGCACAGAACTGGAGTTGACGCTGTGAAGATCACCGCTGAACCGCGATCCGATCAGTGGAATGCCGATGACTTCATCGGTGGGCCAAGGACGTTCACCATCGCTGGTGTGAAGGTCGGTGCGGCTGAGCAGAAGTACGACATCGATCTGGTTGAGGGTGAGGGCCGCGTGTGGCGGCCACCGCTGACGATGCTTCGGCTTCTGATCGCGGCGTGGGGTGATGACGCGAAGGCGTGGACTGGGCGGCGAGTCAGGTTGTATCGGGATGCGTCGATCAAGTTCGGGTCCGACGCCGTGGGTGGGATCCGGGTGTCGCACATGAGCGACCTGCCCGGCGGGAAGTCGCTGACGGTGAAGCTGACGGCCACCAGGGGTCGACGCGCTCCGGTGAGCGTGGAGCCGCTGCCCGATGACCCTGCCGACGGATTCGCTGAACGCATCTCCGCAGCAGCCACATTGGCCGATCTGGAAACGATCGCCGCCGACCTCAAGAGCCGCGATCTGGGTAGTCGACGCAACCAGCTACTCGCCGCCTATTCCGAACGGAAGGCCGCACTGAGCCAAACCGACCCCGCAACCGAATCCACCGAAACTGAACAGGAGAACTGACCCACATGGCGCTTGTTACCGATGCCCCCGAAGACCTGCCCGAGGCTAACCCCCTAGTCGCCGATCTGATCGAAGACCCCGACGAGGTCACTCCGGAGCGGAAGTTACGCGCGGAAATCCAGATGTCCGGAAAGACGCTGACGGTCGTTGAGGAGCCGCCCGGCTGCGGCGACACCATCACGCTGATGGTCGAGCTGGAGATCACCGCCGAGGGCCGGGAGAAACGTAAGAGCAGCGACGAGTACGCCTACTACCGGAAGACCCGGCTGGTGGCGTGCTGGCTGCCGGGCGGGACGAAACCGGAGCGGAAGAAATCGAAGGCCGAGCAGGACGCGGAGGCTGAAGCGGCGGCCGCGGAGAATCAGCCGCCCCTGTTCGACGAGGCGGGCGATCCCGCCGACGAACTGGGCGACGACGACGATGGCCAAGACGAGGCCGACGACGACGGTGAGCATGCCGAGGTCGACCACGACTACGACCCGTTCGGCGTCGGCGAGTGAGCGCAATGACGGCCCGCCACAAGGAGCTATTCGCGAGCGAAATGCTCCAGCGACTCCTCACCGTCGGCTTCCACACTCGGAAGCTGACCCCCAACGCCCGCGAGGTTCTGACCGAGGCTATGCAGCTGTTCATCGACAGCATCGACGCCGCCTCCGTGATCGCGGATCAGGCTGGCGAACTCGGCTTTATCGTGCCGTGCGATGTGTGTGGCGGCCGGGCGCTCCTCCGCACGCCACGTCTCGCCTACACGTGCCCGCTGTGCGCTGAGGTCGCTGAGCCGAAAGTTACATCGGCTGTGGAAATTCCACACGGAATGTTACCTGCCGACGACTATCCGATCGGCTCGGTCGAAGGATGACCGCCGCCGTGCAGACGACCGCCCCGACGCTGGCGACCGCCGGGACACTACTGTCCGCTGTCCACAGGTCGAACCGCTCCCGGCCATGCGTCCACCTCCTCGGTGAACTCCCCGCCGTCGTGCTCCTCAGACGCGACGCCCTGGGGCGCTTGAACTTCCAGCCCCGCATCACCGCCGAACCGTCCCCAGTGATCGCAGCCCGGGCCGGTGCTGTCCTCGCGGTCTCCTTCGACTGCATCGGACCGATGACGCACCGCAGCGCCCACCACGGACTCCCGGACGGGCGGCTACGCCACACGTTCCGCTACAAGCTGGACGCTGTAGAGGCCGGTCTTGTCATCGGGGAGCTGATCCGATGAACCCGCGCACCGCCGGCGGCTACGCAGTCGGGTTCCTCACCGCCACCCTCATCGCCCTCACCATCCACGCATACCAAGCCAATCATCCTGAGCCGCTGACCATCCCGGCGCCGGTCTGCCCAGTCGAAGCGGTGACCTACACATGACCAACGTCCTCGTGAGCGATGTCCTTGCGGTCCTCGACCGCACCATCGCCATCTGGCAGGAGACCACCCCATGCACAAACTGAAACCCGCAGCCGCCCTTACCGCTATCGCCATCGGCTGCGCGCCCACAGCGGCAGCGTTCCCCGTCGTCGGCGGGAACGGGCTCACACCAAACGCCTGGGCCCTCGTGCAGTACGTGCAAGCCACCTATCCCGGTGTGACATCCATCGGCGGGGTAAGGGCAGACCCACTCCCAGACCACCCGAGCGGCCATGCCCTCGACCTGATGATCGGCGGCAACATGGCGTTGGGAGACGCCATCTACGCCGACCTGTCCACCCATATGGCTGAGCACAGCATTCGCTATCTGCTGTGGCGGGTGCCTGATCACTACTCACACGTGCACGTCACGGTCCTCTGATGCTGACGCTCACCGATCTGTTCTGCGGCGCGGGTGGTAGTTCTACCGGCGCGGTCGCGATCCCCGGCGTCGATGTCCGGATGGCCAGCAACCACTGGGACCTGGCGGTGGAAACCCATAACCGCAACCATCCCAACGCCGATCATCTGTGCGCTGATCTGTCGCAGATCAACCCGCGGTACTTCCCGCGGACCGACATCCTGTGGGCGTCTCCCGAGTGCACGAATCACTCTGTGGCCAAGGGCCGCAAACGTGCTGCGGCGCAACCAGACCTGTTCGGCGACGTACTTCCCGACGCGTCGGCGGAACGCTCCCGGGCAACCATGTGGGACGTCCCGCGGTTCGCGGAGGTCCACCGCTATCAAGCGGTGATCGTCGAGAACGTCGTCGACGCCTGGCACTGGGAGCCGTTCCGCGCCTGGCTGATGGCCATGGACTGCCTCGGCTACGACCACCGGCCGGTGTTCCTCAACAGCATGCATGCCCAGCAGTTCGGGCCGGGTGCCGCGCAGTCCCGTGACCGCATGTACGTCGTGTTCTGGCGCAAAGGGAATCCGGCACCGGAGTTGGATCGGGTCACCCGCCCGAAAGCCCTGTGCCCGCACTGCGGGCCAGTCGACGCGGTGCAGTGGTGGAAGAAGCCCTCCGTGTGGGGCCGGTACCGGGCGCAGTACCTGTATCGCTGCCCGAACGTGAAGTGCCGCAACAGTGTGGTGGAGCCGGTGTTTCGGCCAGCCGCGGAGATCATCGACTGGTCGCTGCTCGGGCAGCGGATCGGCGACCGCACCAGACCGTTGGCGGCGAAGACGTTGGCGAGGATTCAGGCCGGGATCGATAAGTACTGGGGCCCGTTCATCACTGAGCACCGCGCCGAGTACCGGATACGCGACGTCAACCGTCCGATGCAGACCGTCACAGCGTCGGGCAATCACTTCGGGCTAGCGGTCCCGGTGGAGGGCCGCGACGGTAAACAAGCGGCATCCGTGTCCGACCCGCTGCGGACGATGACCACCAGGAGCGAGACCGGGCTGGCGTTCATCGCCGAGCTTCGCGGCGGCGGATCAAAGCACCGGCCGGTCTCCGACCCTCTCGCGACGGTCACCGCGTCGGGGAACCACCACGGCCTAGTCACCGCCTACTACGGCAACGGCGGCACCACACCGACGGATGAGGCTTTGTCGACGGTGACGACGGTCGAGCGCCACGCCCTGCTGCGCCGCGCGGAGAGCATCGACATCAACGACGTGCTGTTCCGCATGCTGGAGCCCGCCGAGATCAAACAGGCGATGGACTTCCCGACCGACTACCTGATCCTCGGCAACCGGCGTGAGCAAGTCCGCATGTCCGGCAACGCCGTAACCCCCTGCGCCGCCCGCGATCTCGTCGGAGTCGTCGCCGGATCCTTGGCAGTGGCCGGATGAGCGCCGACCAGACCAACCCGGCCAAGTGCCCCACCCTCAACCACCCGGGTGTCACCTACAACCCGCTGTGCGACCGGACGTGGTGCCTCTGCGGCAAACACACCTACCCCGGCAGGCCCGCAACTGTCGACCAGCATTTGGCGTGCTGCGGCGGACCACTCACGAAAGACGGTGCCGCGTGAGCCGTCTGCATTCGTGTGCTTCGTGTGGCTTGTTCGGCTGGCGGACCTACCGGCGTAAACGACAGGCTGCTCGGGTCGCTGACGCCGCACTGGTCGCGTTCTTCACCCGGCTGGGTGCCGAGATACGCGCCGAACGGTGGGCGCGAATGTGGGAGCAGCGCGCGGCCATCTGGGATGCGCGCGGCGAGATCACCGTCTTGGTGATGCCGCCCAACCCCTATCTACCTACCAGCTGGTCGGAGCCCGCCCGATGAATGACTGCTACCGCCTCGGCTGTATCACCCGCTGCAAGGTGTGCGGCCTGGCCATCCAACTACGGGCAAGTCTCCGCGCATGTCGCCCACCAATACCCCGGCGGCCGCAGATGGGCCCACTACCGGCCCGCAGACCACCCCGCCCAACCCATGCGAGGAATCTTCGAATGAGCATCTACGACTACAAGGCCGCTTGGTACATCGCCCGCGAGATCGAACGGAGAACACGCTGAATGCCCGGCCGCCGACCCTGCCCAACGGACTGCCGCTGCGGCGTCCACACCAAAGGCGGATGCCCGCCCGGCTGCAACTGCCGACGCCACCAGCGCAGCGCCTTGCACAACGAACTCATCGCCAGGGGCGTGAGACGCGCGAATCGGGAGGCCCGCCGATGAACGACCTACGCGACCGGATCGCCGCCGTCATCGAAGCCCATCACCAGGCCGACGAATGGGGCTACCCAGTCGAGGAGTGCCGCTGCGGCGACCAGTGCTTCGGGGGGAGTTGGGCTCAACACGTCGCCGGGGCGCTGATCGCCGAACTCGACGACGCCCTGGACGACACGATCTACGACGCTGTGGACGAACTGATCACCAACCACGGCGGCGACGACAACCAATGCCGCTGCGGCACACGCAACAACATGGACGGCGACGTCCTCCACGCACACCGCGTCGGCGTCGTCATGGAGAACATTCGCGACGCACTGGGGATCGCCGATGAGTGACCGCTGCCCCGTCAACCACGGCCCCTGCGTGGACTGCGACCGCACACCAGACGGCTGCGTCCAAGTGTGGGGGACAGCCGCCGAACACGCCGAAGCACTAGCAATCAACGCCACCTACTGCCTCGCATGCGGGAGGCCGCACCGCCCGGGCGAATGCGGCAGGAGACCCACAGTTCAGCGGCCGGGCCGGCACCGCGCCTGCACCGGCGGAAACAGCGGAACATGGGGCAGCACTGACGACCGTGATCCATGGCCGTGTGGTCGCGCCGACTGCACCGCCTGCGCACCCGACCTCACCGGCCACGTCCGGTTCAGGGGGCTCGGACCGTACCGGATCGTCCGGTACGCCTTGGACAGCCTCCCCCCGGGCTACAGCAGCCCCTATCAACTCAAAGGCAAACCCGTTGGCATCAGCGCTAACTGGTGGCTCGTCACCGCCGTGACATGGGACGGATACCACTTCGTGCTGACGGTCCGACGGACGGACGAGCTATGACCCTGATCCCGCACGAGCCCGCCGAGCCCGCCTTCGACGACGCCATCCTCGCCTACAAGCGGCTCACCGCCCCGGCCATGAGCACGCGAATCGAAACCGACCCCTTCGGCACGATCAACCGCATCGTCCGGCTGATCGAAACCCGCGGCGGCCGCGACCGGATCATCAAATCGGCGTTGTGCCATATACCCGTCGGCGCCACCGTCATGCTCGGCCACGACGCAGGCTACGTCGTCCGCTACTGGAACACCGCATGGGATGAGATCGAATCACTCCGCGACGGCCACCTGCCCTGCTGGTACATCACGGTCAACGACCACCGAGTGCTCACGGCTACCGACGCCGAGTGCCGGCCACCCGCACCGCCGGCCCCGAAAGTGCTGTGGCGCAGCCGCGCCCGCCGCCGCGCCAGCCAGTGGGCGCGCACCCGAGCTGACCGGCTAGCCGCCCGACTGGGCTACCGGCGCGACGACGCACTGGGAGACGACTGGTGACGGCGACAACAACGGTGACCGCTTCGGATTGGACTATCGCCGCATCGATCGGCCTACTCTTCACGACCTTGATTGGCTGGGTGTCATGGCGGGTCACCGCAACGGCCAAGCGAAGCCAAGACGCCTTCCGGGCGCGCCTGGACGCCATCCATGAACGCAACCGTCCGCGGCCCGCCGTCCACCGAATCCCTGTCCGCCCCTTCACCGCCGTCTCGGACTGCCCCCGCTGCGGATCGATCTACATCCACCCCCTGCGGGAAGCCCGGCCCGCCGACATGGCACCCCAACCATTCGGCATCGGAACCATCCATACCGTCGAACCCCTCACCGATGACGAAGCCGCCGAGCTCGCCAGCCAAGAGATACGGGTGATGCGCGCCGAGAAACACGCCCTCACCAGAACCGTTGTCCGCCAATGCAAATGCGGCCAGGAATGGAGGGAAACATGACCACGCCCTACTACCAGGACGACCTGGTCACCCTCCACCACGGGGACTGCCTGCCGATCCTCGCCACCCTACCGAGTGAATCCGTCGACGCAGTCATCACGGATCCGCCCTACTCCTCAGGCGGCCAATTCCGCAGCGACCGCAACCGGAAGACCACCACTAAGTACCTCAACGGCGCCGCAGAGTCGCGACTCCCAGATTTCGACGGCGACTCCCGCGATCAGCGCAGCCTTGAGAAGTGGGCAGTGATGTGGCTAGCCGAGTGCTACCGAATCGCCCGCCCAGGCGCCGCGATCGCGACCTTTACTGACTGGCGCAGCCTGCCCGTATTCTCCGATGCCCTGCAGATAGCAGGTTGGACGTGGCGCGGTGTCGGCGTATGGGTCAAACCGGCAGGCCGAACAAGACCCACGAAGGGCGGCCTATGGAACGATACCGAGTTCATCCTCTGGGGTTCCAAAGGCGTCCGCACTCACACGGTTTACCTACCGGGGACATGGATCACCGCGGCTCCCGACTCCCGCATCCGCCACCATGTCACCGAAAAGCCTGCCCTGGTACTTGACGACCTGGTGAAGCTCACCCCGGACGGCGGGCACATCTTGGACCCGTTCGCCGGATCGGGAACGACGGCGGTGGCCGCGGTCCGCTCTGGTCGCCGCTGCACCCTGGTCGAGCAGTCCAGCGAGTACGCGCAGATCATCGCCGACCGGATCGCGTCGCTCGCCGCATGTGGCAGCGATGTCGCATCGCCTCCCGGATTCACCGGACTATTCGAGGGCACGTCATGAACACCCCGATCCTCAAGCAGCCCAAACGAATCCAACGCCTGCGCACCCGAGGCTGGACCAAACCCGCCGGCACCATCTACGTCGGACGGCCCACCATCTACGGCAACCCCTTCCACATCGACGGCACCTACCACCGCCTCCAACTCGGCGTCTGGACACCCGCCCAACCCATCCCTAACGCCGCCGTTGCCACCAACCTGTACCGCGAATGGCTCACCAACCCGGCAGGCCGATTCTTCCTCCGCGAACCCCACCACGGAGCCATCCACCGCGGACTAGCCGACCTCCGCGGACACGACCTCTGCTGCTGGTGCCCAACCGATAGCCCCTGCCACGCCGACGTGCTGCTGGAGCTCGCCAATGCCTAACACCGCGGACCTGCTGGCCCAGCTCCAACGCCACTACATCAAACCCGGCCAGCCCATGCCCGGCGGCGTGTTCGTCCCCGAAGTCGGCCAGAACGGCGGCTGGGGCGCCGGAAGCCGCTGCGACGCCCTCTATGTCGGGTTCACGAACAGCAGCGGCCGCATCCTGGTCGGCCACGAACTGAAGACCTCGCGCGCCGACTGGCTCAACGAGCTCAACCAGCCGGGCAAGGCCGACGCGTGGGCCGACGAATGCCACGAGTGGTGGCTGGTCGTCAGCGACCCGGCCATCGTCCACCCCGGGGAACTCCCGGCCGACTGGGGACTTATGAGCCCCGGCACCCGCACCAAAACCCGAATGACCGTCCACACCAGGGCCGTCCGCAAGGCCCCGGCCACGCACCGGCCGTCCTGGAACGCCGTGCGCAGCATCCTGGCCCGACAAGACACACTCCGGGCCCAGGCCATCAACGACATCCGCACCAGTGCCCGCCAAGACGCGTGGGAGGAACTCGACCGGCGAGTCAAGGAGGGCATCGAGCGCGGACTGCAACAACGGGCCGTGCCCGACGCCGCCGAGCTGGCCGACAAACTCGCTCGCATCCAGGCCGCGCTCGGCGGCCAAATCGACTGGAGCGCCGAGACCCGCGGCTACATCCTGGCCAGCCCTGACTGGATCGGACTGGCCGAGCTGAAGCTCGTCGCCGACGCCGTCCGCGCCACCGGATCAGTCCAGCGCGCGACCGCCCAACTCTGCGGCCGCTACTCACCATCGCTCACCGCCACCCGTAGAGCTCTCGACGAACTTGAGGCCGCACTCGCCGCCCTCCGCACCGCCGGCACAACCGCGCCGGTCAACCTCAACCCGCAGGAGGCCCCACGTGGCGCGTGAACACGCCCGACTCTGGCTCGACATCAACAGCGACGACGACTTCGAAACCCTCCCCTTCGACGCCCAAGGCCTCTACTGCCGCGTCATCCTCACCCTCGACGACCTGTCCTACTGCGGCGTCGCCCGGTGGCTCCCGAAGAAGCTGACCACCAAGGCCCCCGACCTCACACTCGCACGCATCCAGGCCGCCGCCGAAGCCCTCGAAATCGGCCGCTACTGCCTCTTCGATCTCGACACCGAGGAAGTACTGGCCCGCTCATTCATCCGCCGCGACGAACTGCTCCGCAACCCCAAAATGGCCGCCGCCGTCATCAAGGCCTACCCCGGCATCGCCTCCAAACCGCTACGCGCCGCAGTGGTCGACGAAATCCAGCGGGTCCACAAAGAGCACCCCGAGTACTCGTCCTGGACCCACAAGGACACCGGCCCGGCGCTCGCCGCGATCATGGCGAAACCAGGCTCCGATCAGGTGCCGTACACCAACCAGATCACCAATGGTCAAACGGTCGATATTGGTAATACCGATCCGGTCCGGATCACCAATACCAATCCGGTCGCGATCACTAATGTCCAATCGGTCTACAACACCGAAACCGACCTAGGCGCCGATCACCAATCGCAATCGGCCCCGATCCCCAGCACCTACACCAGCACCTCTACACCAGCACCAAAAGAAGGTGGTTACTTAAGTACGGAAGGTCACCAGGGAGCCGAACCCAACCGCCCCCGCCCTCACTGCCCCCGACACTCGACGAACCACAACGGGCCATGCCCCGCCTGCCAAGCCCGCCGCGAATGGGACCGAGACCGCGCCGCCGCTGAAGCCGCCGACTTCCAACGCCGCCGCACCGAATTCCTCACCGAAGTCCGCAACTGCCCCGACTGCGACCCCCACGGCTGGCTCATCGAAGACGACGACGACAGCGACCCCCTCGGCGTCGCACGCCGCTGCCCCCGGCACGACTGGCCCGCCCATGCCTGACCGCCATCTCGATGAGAACGGCTACGTTCGTGCCCCCGACGACGCCGAACTCCGCGCCCAAGCCATCGCCCAATGCCGCCTGTGCGACACCGACGGCTACCGCGGATCTTCGGTCTGCGACCACAACCCTGATCAAGCCGCCATCAACGCCCGCGGCATCGCCGCCTGCCGAGCCGCACTCACCAAGGAGCCACGCAAGTGACCACCATCGATCCCGAGCAGATCGCGCGCACAGCGATGCTCGACCAGTACCGGGCAGAGTCCGCCGCGGACCTCGATCACCTGATCGCCCAATACCGCGCCGCAGCGGCCGACGGCGTCGATAGCAACCGAATCCACAGCTGCTTCGTCATGCTGTTCACCCGCTCAATCGACCCCCACAACCAGATGCAAGGCGACCAGGCCGAGAAGCTCTTCCTGATCTCCGAAACCCTCGCGGTCGCCATCGACAGACTCGCCACAGCTTCGACATTCGCCGAGGGGCGGCGGGTCCGCGTGACGCGAGGCGAATGGGCCGGCCGATACGGCCAGATCGCAAAGACTTACCCGAACGACCGATCACCACGCCTCGACGTCGAGCTCGACCCGCCAGGCCGAGCCGAAGATCCCTGTGAACCGCTGACGATCTGCCTCCCTTGCGCCGACGTGGAGATCGACCAGTGACCGCCACCGCGCGCACCACCACGACCCGGGCATGCAACCACCGCCAAGGCCACTACCGCGACACCAACCGCCAGCGCCGCTGCATCGAATGCCGCCAACCCATCAAGGACGCCGACCAGTGACCGCCACCCGAGATCGCACCAAATTCGGGATCCAGAAAACCGACTTCGGATGCTGGGTACTCACCTACCCCGACGGCTTCCACACGATCAATGCCGGCGTCCTATGCGGATCGTTCGCCGCGGCCGTCGAGCTGTTCACCATCGAAGCCGACAAGCAATGCCCCATGTGCCTCCGCGGCCAAGTCCACGACACCGACTGGGGCTGGGAATGCCACGCCTGCGGATCATCTGACGTCGCAGTGGGGTGCACCCGATGATCGTCGCGGGCATCGACCCCAGCCTCACATCAGCCGGCGTCGCCATCCTCACCAACGGCACCCCCACCCACATCAGCCGCCACGGCTTCCCCGGCCACAACGGCGCCACCTACCAAACCCGCAGCCGCCGCATCCGAAAACAAGTCCGCGACATCACCCAAGCCGTCGGACACCCCGACCTCGCCATCATCGAAGAACACCCCTACGCCATCCGCATCAGCGCCAGCGAATTCGACCGCAGCGGACTCTGGCACGGCATCTACGGCGCCCTCGACGCCAAAAACATCTCTATCGTTGTCATGAACAACATGACCGCCAAAGCCTGGATCACCGGCACCGGCCGCGCCACCAAAGCCGACATCATCGCCACCATCAA